ACCAAGAGGCAATTTGAAGTGTACTCAGTTAGCACAAATACCCTGCTACTCCTTTCTTTAAATGATTAAGATATTTTTTCCCATGCAGAATGCATGGAATCTGTCGTCTTTACGATTTTAAGCTTTTTAAGGCTTGCAGATTTTTGACCATTTTTTGCAGGTACTTTGAACTCTACATTTACGGCACCCTTTTTATTGGTAAGGAGGCAAGAGCCTCCATGTCGCCGTCCGTATCCCACTTGATATTCTTGATAAGCATAGCTCACACCTCCGTGTTGCTTTCAGAAATAGCGCCGTCAATACTGGCAGCTTCAACGAGTCCACGAATATATGTTTCTACCTTTTTGCCATAAGCCACATTGTCTAGATAATTCTCTACAACGCGAGCCGCATGTGCGCACCTGATTCGTTCATCATGGTCAAACTCTGTGCCGCCAAAGGGAATGAAGAAACAAAGCTCATGACCATCCTTATCTGTATTTTGGCCAACCAAAATTCTGAGGTCGGGGCAGTTCGAACAATGTTCCGTCTTGTTAAGCAAGGCATGGATATCATTCCACATTATCTGTGCCAGACACGGCAAGGCAGCGCCGAACAGGTTCATAATGATTTCGTCTGGAATCTCACAGTTGAGATTAGAGAAAGTCTCCGATACCCAGTCCTTATCGTAGAGTACATCCAACAGCAAACCGCAGTGGCCGTTCAGGGTGACAACACGTTCTGAAATACCACTATCGGTGTTCAGCGCACTGTAAACGGCAGCCACGAACCGAGGAAGGTCCGATTTGGTCCGATACGTTAGGGCAGTATCTCCGGGAAGAGAAACAGCACCGTTATTGTCGGTCCAGTAGAAAATGTTTTCGATGTTGTTGAGATTCATAATGTTGAACATGGTATTTACCTCCTGTAATTTTTGATGCAAAAAGGCGGGCCTCCCGGTATGGGAAGTCCGCCTTCAAGCGAAATTATGAATTGTACGAACGCAAAACGCGCCTAGTAGATGGTATCTATCGTACAATTTTTATAATATCCTGTTCGCACATCTGCGCAAGTGCGGTAACTCAAAGAGTTTCGAAGAAGGCGTTTGCCAAATCCTCATCGGACAGGTTATTCAGGTATTCTTCGAGCACGCATTCGGCTTCCGACATATTCACGGGATAGCCGAGAAATTCTTCTACCGCCTCAGAACCGCGAGCAAGCAGCGCATCAACGAGAATTTCGGTGCGGCATTCACGAATGGTCCGGTTCAGGTCTTTATCGGTGGTAGTACACCAGTAGTCCCCGTCGATATCACCGTGAGCTTCGATGGAATACAGAGCATCCAAAGCATTGTCAATATCATCGTCGTATTCATCGAGGATATCATCAATGCAGTGAACCTGATGCCAGTGTTTGCCGTCATCCAGCGAAACAAGGCGTTCAGAAATATCATCATTATCAGAAGGAGTCCCGGAAGCCTCAATGTCGAACACTTCACGGCTCTTTTGATTCACGCGGCATTGTGAAGCGAACGAAGCGCCGGACGAAAAGTTCGTTGCAAATTTTGCAACAATCACATCCGGTTCAGGGTCTTTGAGTGCTTCCTGGTATTCCGGCAATCCGCGATAGGCAACCCGCTTGGAGGTCCCATCTGGTTCCAGCTCATACACAGCCGAAATCACATGCCCTTCATTGGCAAAATTCACGATTGCCCTGCACAGATTCAGCATCACAAAATGCTTATCGTTCAGGTCATGGGAGTCTCTGTCCGCCTGAACGGTAACGAGCTTGGACGAGCCGGTCATAGTCGAGATACGGTACAGATAATCGATGTTTTGCAGCTGATACATAGAGTCATTCTCCTTTTTGCTTATCAGAGGTGGTTGCGATTTTTTCTTCGGCTTGCTTCTGCCTTTTAGCCTGTACTGCCATGCCAGCCTTATAGGCGGCGTAGATGGTAAAGGTCATATACATCATCATGATGTCATCCACCTGCCGGACCTGAATCTCACCGTAGGTGAGGATTTCCAGAAGCTTCCAGATGGTGGTGGAGCACATAACGAGCAGACACATGATAAATTTCCAGTCCATAAAATTCCTTTCGTTTTCAATCAGTCGTCATAGAACAGCCCCGGAATGATGATGTAGTCCTCAGCATGAGCTTCGATGCCTTTCAGCTGAAAACCGTTTGGGAAACACTTCCAGGAGTCGCCGTCATAAAACAGCTCACCGCATTCCGGGTTTGGATGGTTGTCGAGCAGTTCAGCGGCGTAGCGAAGAAGATAAGATTCGTTGGAATCCATTTCAATGGAGCGCAGGCAGGTATACATCGGCTTTGTGATATCGATGCCTTCTGCTTTATGCTTCTGCAATGCTGCACTGAACTCAGCCATTGCCATACACTGCGCACGTTCCTTCATGGTTTTCGCCCATTCAATGAGTTTTTGCGGTTCGCGAAGGCCCAGAATAACATCCTCGTCTTCGATGTTTCCTGCAATCTCGGATGTTGGGTACATATTGAGAAGGGGGTCATTGAAAGATGTCAGACGAGACGCAAAGTTCTGAAGAAACGTCTCAGGATTGTAGGGATTTTGCCCCATACATTTGTTCACGGTATCGATGTCGGTCTTGATTAGGCAGGTTGCGTTAAACATACAATTTGTCCTTTCTTTTGATTGATATTTGTTTTTTCGGAAATGGTTGACAGAAAACTGTCGGCACTCCTTTCTTGCAAATAAAAAAGCAGGCCCACCGAATTGGTGAGTCTGCTAATTTAGCTGCAGAATATGAATTGTACGCATTGGGCCAAAAGGCTGTTATCTATCGTACATTTTTTATGATATGCTGTTCGCACAATATTGCAAGAGATTTGTGAGGCCGACAGCACTGCGTAGCAAAAAGAAGAAGCCGCTGCCCCCAGCATAGGCAACGGCTTATTGTTATTTACTGAGCGCTTTCTCAGCGTTTTCTTTGACAGTCGAGCGAATATCAGCAGACACCTTCAAAATGTCCAGCGCTGCTTCAATGGAAAAATGTCCCGAACGAGGTTCGCAACGCTCTCAGAAAGAGATTCGAGATGCCCTTCTTCGCGGCCTTTTTTGAGTCCCTGCTGCTCGACAAAGTCACTGTAATTGCACATTTGATTGATACCCTCCTTGATGTCAGTTGCAACCGCAAAAGCCTTGATTAAGATTCAGAATTGCCAAACACGCCGAGCAGTTGCTCCACGCTCGGAGCCAGCAGATAATATCTGCAGCCATCCTGCTCAATCACGAAAACAATATCCCCAGACCCGGTTCGGGCAGTGCTGTTGTATTTGGCTTCAATGCCGGATGGCAGAACCACAGATTCATCGAGAGGCTTGGATTCCTTGATAGCGGCCGAGCTTGTGATAAATACCCTGCCCTGATTCGTTTCGATTTTGGCAAGAGCGTTATCCACTTCAATCATCGAATTGTTCTTAACTGGAACGCCAAAGATTGTGATGGTCGGTGCGACATCGCAAAGAACCGCTCCATCCAAAAGCTGTTGTATCGCTTTGGTTTGCTGCTGTTCTTCATTCACCTTGACAAGTGCCGTGACGACAAGGCTGGTATCCTCATTGATGTTCCTGGTTCCGGATATCAAGGCGGAATCATTTATCAGAAGAAAGTTGACGCCTTCTTCCTTGTGCCCATTCACAAGAGTCATATGATAGGCCCCAACGCAGGCCGTATGGTCTTGCGTCTGATACGATACCAGGCTCCTTTCACCGATGCTCTGTATCGGAATGCAGACCGTTGTATCATCCAAAGAGAGCGGCACACAGGAATTGAGAGTCAATTTGAGTCTTTCTTTGCTTGCAACAAAATTCATGTGCGGGTCACTTGCATCAAATGGAGTGATTTCTGCCGTTTCCGGCGTTGCTGGCAATAAATGAGATACAAACTCTGCAAATTCAGCCGTTTCCGGCGTCTGCTGTACCTTCTCCGCCAACTTTTCGTGCATTCTTTGAGCGTCCCTGAACGCCCAGATGCTTGTGACAAAAATCAGCAGCATCGCCGCAATCATCAGCCCTTCAAGCTTTTCTCCGTTGTTTTTCATGGTTCTCCTCACCCGATTCCCCGCAAAAAATACTGATTCAGTTTCTAATGATACGAGCATCGCAAGAACTGGCAAGCATTGTCCCAAAACAAAAGCCACCCACCCGAAATGGGCAGATGGCTCAATGTAAGATTGGTTCAGAACGTATTAGCCCTGGAAAAATTTCTGCAGCACTTCCGCACCGGTAGAAAGAATCTTGACATTGCGGTTATTTACCGTAGAGACAAACGGGATATACCCGGTCTCTTTGTCCTGCACGTTCCCGTATCGAACAGTGAGTCCACCGGGAAGGTTCAGGGTTTTAGAGAAGGCGTTTTTATCAAAATTAAAATTGAAAGTTGATGCCAAGACAATGTCATCATTCAACTGCAGCTGCAAATAGCCATCGTCCGCTTCGATTACGACATCGTCTTTTACGGTTTCTCCAAACACAGTTGTCGCAGGAGCTGTATCGGTGATTACTGCATCAGCAAGCAGCTTTTCAATCACTGCCTCTTGTTCTGTCTTCTGCCCTTCCTCGGCTTCAGCAGCAACGGTCAAAGTCAATCCTTCTCCCATCGTCCTTGTCCCCGACAGGATTTCCTTGTCGTCGTTTTGGAAAATCACAACGGAGTCTTCCGTATTCCCTTCCACCAGTGCGATTTTGTAATTTCCGATTGCGGCAGTGGAATTGCCGGAACGATACGTCACGATGCATCCGTCCTGCCCGGCAGCGGCGACAGGAATGCAGACAGTCACGTCGCCCAGCGTGACCGGAACATAGGAGCCGTCATCTGGAACAATGCCGCTTTTCGTCACGGTGAAGTTCAGCTCCGGCTCCAAAGCCATTGCGGTTTCGGCTGTCGCAGCCGTTTCGGCAGTTTCAGCGGTTGCGCCATAGAACAGCAAAGGTTCCAGCCGCTCTTCATAATTCACCGTTTGCTGCAGCTCAGAAAGACTACGATTGATGCGGTTCGCGTCAACGATAGCGAAAATCAGCAATGCAGCAAGTGCTGCCATGAGAATCGTCGCAAGGCATGTCATCTTTTTATTATTCTTCTGCATAAAACTCAGCTCCAAAAAGTCAATGTGATATCGTGATAATTCGAACCGTTGCAGGTATACATGATGGTTCCGCTGCCTGTCGTAGCGCTCGACCCATCCTCATACAGCAAATCATAACCAGCGTTAACGCCGCGACAGATGCCGGTACATGTAAGCGTTTGTATCGAAGTTCCGCGATAAATATAAGCTTTCGTTCCAACCGAGCAACGCTTGATTTTCCAGAACCCCTGATTCCAGTGGTCCGCAACCAGCATATAGTTTTTGAACGGAAAATATGCAGCGCTGTCCTGTGCATCCGCTGCTGCCTGGCTGACGACTGCAAACAACGCCACATTGACTCCCACGGAAGGAATCACGAGCCGCCCATACATATTCGGTCTTCTCGCCATCTCTTCCAGAACCGCGTCATTCGACACCGATGCCGTAATGGACTTCTCTTTGATGTTTGCGTTGCAGAGAGACGCGAGTCGTTTTGCTTCCCCCGCTACATTCTCATTTGAGAACGAAGCAATCGCGATTTGGGTATCGGCTCTCGTTAGAGCGGCGGCCGCCGCCGCGTTCAGCGTTGGCTGTTCTTGTGCTGCCTGTATCGCTTCCGCATGAGTTGTCAGGATTCTTGCCGTGCTATCCAGCTGCCGGATTTCGAATTCCGTTTGCTTCAGCCCCAAAAAATTGAGGATTGCGAAAATAAATATCAGGAAATACCCGACTTTCATAAAATATAGCTTCAATGTGTTTGTCCTTCTACCGTTGATTTTTTAGTTTCGTATCACTGTTCTTAATCATACGCAATTCGCACAGCTTGGCAACAAAAAACGCCCACCCAAAATGGGCAGGCGATGAGGCAAATTAACTATTTGGTTTTCATGATGCAAAGGCCGATATATTTTCTGCCATTGGGTGCCGTATACGGTTCAATCCCAACCTCAACATCCTGTGTGCCGGTTCTCTCTTTGTTCTGAATCGTGGCTTCGACGGTTTTCCCGGAGAGAAGAGTCTTGGCAATATCGGCATCAACATCAAGCTCATTGCCATACAGCTTCGATTCCTTCCAGAGCGCCGCGCCGCAAGACTTGTTCGTGCAGGTGAAGGCTTTTGCCGTCTCTGCCACAGGCTTTCCGCAGAACGGGCATTTTCCGACTTTGCTGCCAAATGACATGCTTGACTTATCAAATTCAATATGATAAGCAAGGCGGTCTCCTGAAAAGTCGCAAGTTAGTATGGAGTCGTATTTTTTGCCGGTCTTGGCGCTTATGCATCCTTTGAGCGGAGCTTTGCCTTTTGTGAGCAGAGCCTTTGCTGTTGTTTTGGTCATTTCTTTGCCGAGCGCTTCAAGGAACTTGTTCTTCTTCCAGATTGTGACCGGGCATCGTTTCCCATCAGAGTCTTTCCCGGTACATGTATAGGCAAGCTTTGTTTCCACAACATCCTTGCCGCATTTTGGGCACTGGCAGAGAACTGGATACTTGCTGCTGGCTCCCTGTGCAGCTGCAATCGTCACATCCTTTGACATGATGCTCTCAAGGGTCTGTTTGGTGTACTCCAAAACCTGAACGCGGGTCAGGTTTCCGTCCTTGATGGAGTGCAGCTGCTTGGAAAGGTTAACGGTCACGGGAACGTCCAAAACAATGCCGAGCTTATCCATGATATCGACCAGCTGGAATCCTGCAGGTTCACCGTAATACACGCCCTTTTTGAGGGAAATGTACTGGCTCTTGACGCATCGGTCTACCGTGTCGGCGCGAGTTGCTTCGGTGCAGATGGTAGCGTCAGAAAGAATCTCTTTCCATTCAGCGTCCGTGTACTCGGTATCTTCTTTCTCTGCACCGCGCATCGGGGCGACCATCCAGTTATTGAGAGCCTCGACCGTATACCGTTTTGGCGGTGTCGTCATCTTTCCGACCAGCTGGAAATTGATGTTTACCGCATCACCCTTGTTGAGCTTCGGGAGCATCTTGTCGCCATTTGACGGTTTCTCAAATTTCCGCCATCCGGGAGTGACTTGCACATCGCCTTTCAGCGTGAAATCTTCATCGTAGCAATGAATGACAATCGTGGTCCGGTCCACGGTGCAATCCTCCGCACAGAAGACGGCACAGAATCGATTCAAGATACATTCAAAAACAGTTTTCTGTGCTCCAGCCAATGCTCCAGGCCATTTACCAGTTGGGGTGATGGCAGAGTGAGCTTCGATTTTACTGTCGTCATAAATCGATTTAAGACCCGGCTTATTGACAAGGCCCGTAATTCTGTTCTGCGCTAAACCTCTGATGGCGGCGTCCACCTTCACGACTTCATTCGTGGCAAGGTAGCTGCTGTTAGTACGCGGGTAGGTGACGAATCCGCCTTCGTACAAAGCCTGCGTTGCGGCGAGAACATCTGCCGGAGACAGGGTCTTATCGGCCTTACAGGCGAAGCTCTGCAAGTCGCTCATCGAGAAGAGCTTACCTGGATTGACAGTCTTGCGTTCGGTCTTGACGCTCGTCACGGTCGCGCCCGCCTGGTTGAATGCGTCCGCCAGGGCCTGAGCTTCAGCTTCATGGCCTTCCTCGAACGTCCGTTTACTGGTCAGTTCAATGTCCTCACCGTTCGTCTTCTCCTTGCTGGAAACGGCGGAGTACGGTTTCGGAACAAAATCCCGAATTGCCTTTTCGCGTTCAATGACATGGGCAACAATCGGGCAGACGCAACGCCCGATGCGAATAAAAGCATTTGCTTTGATGGACGCATATCGGGTCAATTCAATTCCCAAGAGCCAGTCCATCTCGCTGCGGGTCTCTGCGGAGGAGGAAAAATCCGCATACCCGTCATTGGGTTTTGCTGTTTCAAACGCCTGCTTGACGGTCTTATTGGTCGTATCAGGCAGCCAAAGTCGATAGATAGGTTTCGGCTTTTTGAGGCCGTAATGGATGATTTCATCAACCAACCGCTGACCTTCCCGGTCAGGGTCTCCGGCATTATAAATCTTATCAACGTCTGTGCGGTTCATCAGGCTATTGATAGTTCGAATCAGGCCCTTGACATTGTCCTTCCCCTCGAACTTAAAATTCCAGTTGTCGGGAAAGAACGGAAGCCGTTCCATCGTCCAGGAATGTTTTTTCCCCGGCTCATAATCCGGAAAATACGCATCCAGGTCAATGAGTTCGTACAGATGTCCAACGGAGGAAGCCACGATATAATTCTGGCTTTCCAGCCATGTATTCCGGTCTTTTCCCTGCCGTGTGAACTGTTCGTTCTTCCACCAGGTGAGTCCCGACGCAATGCTGCGTCCAAGCGAAGGCTTCTCAGCGATAACCAGTGTCTTTGCCATTGTCGTCCTCTCTAGTCTAAGCCATTGATGACTGTCTCATACCGGCTGACATCCTGTATCGGCCGCCCGTACAGCTTATGATATACGCCAGCAAAACTTCCCGCGACAGCCGAAATGAGCTTCTTTTCTCCGGCAATATCCTGCCGCACTATGTGGATGCAGGAATCAAAGCTCTTTGATTTTTCGAAACAATACAGAGCTAGAATCAAAGTCGATGCGATATCCCCGTTGTTCCCGACTTTCTCAGGATTCAAAATCTGGTCAAGCTGTTCGCCAAGAGCCGCGACGGAATACCTGCCGCCGACCGTTATAGCGGCCATTTCAACGGCCTTTTGTTTGTTTCTTTCTCCCTGCGCAAGTTGACGTATAATTTCTGCATAAATACACGAACACAGCACCGCGTTGTTCGTGCTGTGCGTCATGGCGGCAACATCCGTCACGGTATTGAGCAGCTGGATATCATAGACCGGCAGGAATGCAAGCGGTAGGATTCGAGCCATGACTTGTGCTTCCGTGCAGCTCTTTTCGGAATTCCCCAGGGTTAGAAGAATTTGATTCCTGATGGCATCACATGAAACGAGCCCATGACGGGATTCGATGCTCTTCATCGTGGCTAAGAGAATTTTACTGTTCAGGCCCAATGCTTGATTCAGAGCGTCCGGAGATGCTTTGCTAGGATTCAGACTTGGATTCAAAGCAGCTTGTTCGCCAAGAATAAAACCCATAAGACCGGAGGCTGAAGGAGAGAGCTGCGGTTTTAGAAAATACTCAACGCACATAGCTGTTTCCTTTCCGGCTTATAGTTTTCAGCAAAAAAGTTCCCGGTTGGTTCCGGGAACGGATAATGTCAGCGGTACTTTTCCTGAATTTCTTCCTGTGTTGCCAGGCGCGGTTCACGGGACTTCGAAATGACGAACGGCGTGCAGTATTCGTTCAGCCAATTGATATCACCCCGGTCAATTTGGCTGAAAATCTGGCAAAGGACATTGACATGAACCCCGGCCCTGGCAGCAGCTCTCAGGAGGTCGCGGCGGCCGTTGAAGATATCGTGGCGGCATTGGTCATAGAACACAAACACCATCCGCCGATTGTTCTGGTACTCGTTGTCATCCTCATTGCCCAAGAACATGCGGGATTCCCCGTTATTGGCGATATCGACGGCCTTTCCGATTGCTTCCCCTGCGCCATCCTGCAGTGCAAAGAGGAGCTTGCCATGAGGCTTGCTGCCATAGGTGTCGGAAACCATCCGGCAGATACGCTCAAACTCCCGGTCAAAGCCGATGTAGATGATGACATTGTTCACATCGCGAATCGTCTCAACCACTTCCCTGGCAGCCCAGCGGGTCTTACCCGCTCCGGGCCGTCCAGCAATCACGTTAATGCGAGTACCAGTGTCCATAGCTTTTACTCCTTGTCACTCAGTTTCAGTCGAGTCATCCTGAATTTTGACTTCTTCGACTTTGGATTCGGACTTATCGTCCTCGTCATCCTCATTAAGCGGGGCAAGGATACCCGTGACTTTAGTCATGGGAGGAATTGCCCCTTCACTTCCTTTTCTGTGATGTAGTTTGTTGCAACTTCTAATAGCCGCAGCTTTTTGTAAGATATACTGTTAGAAATAACAGTACCGTCCAACTTCCATACAAGAGTTTGATTGTAAACGGCGTGCGTTTTACAACGCATGCTTTCTTCTGCTTTAACAATAAGCGAGCCTTGCGTGTGGAGCACGGCATCAAGGGCTCGCCGTGCTTGTTAAGTACATACACATATTGCATGATGCTATGCTCCTTTTGATAAAATTGCAGCTAAAAAGAAACTGCTCACTCCTCCGAAGAGGGTAAAAATCCTTCCCCAAGGTTATAAGTGGTTTAATACAGCCACACCTGTCGGCTTTGCCTCAGCTTTACGTGATGTGTTGTCTTAGAGCGTGCAGTTAGGATTAACGCCACACGGTAACTATCTATTCGCTTATAACGAGGCGCAACTTAATGCGCATAGGGTAGTCAACACACCCTTTCGGGCACAGCTGAAATCACAGACTCGTGTTTCCACAAGCCCGCGACTTCAGTCGTGGGTTATTGACCATTGCCATCGTCTTTGGCGGCAGCAGCTGCTTCCGCTCCAGCCAAGCGTTCCTCGGATTCATTCATCTTGCGAACAAGCTCATCGAAGGTCAACTTGTGGTCTTCTTTTTTGGGTTCGGAAGGCTTAGCAACTTCTTTCGACTCTTCCGGCTCCTCGGGGTCCTCAGGGTATTTTTCATCAGGCTCGATTTTCACAATCACGTGGTCGCTGAAAGCCACATAAGCAACAGCAGCAACCGTCACAGCACCAATCACGGCAAGAATATTTTTCAGCATGTTGACATTCTCCCCACGGCTAAAGCAGGGGAATTCCTGCATCAGCCACCACTGCACAGCAACCGAGGTTGTTGCGTCTTACACGATGTCAGACAGGCGTTACTTCCCGTGTGTCCCACGGTACGGTATGTATTAGTTTAAGCGAACTTTTCAAGTCCTTTACGCAAAATGTTAACGGCAGCGTTTTTGTCGCGGTCGTGAACCGTGTGACAAGACGGACATTCCCATTTCCGGATGCCAAGGTTCTTAACCTCTTTGTTCTGGTATCCGCAGCAGGAACAGGTTTGGCTGCTTGGATAGAATGTAGGTACACGAATTACTGTACAGCCGTACCAATAGGCTTTGTACTCCAGCATGCTAAAGAAAAACGACCACGAAACACTGGAAATAGCTCTTGCAAGTTTATGATTGCGAAGCATTCCCTTTACATTAAGGTCTTCAATGCAGATGGTTTGATTTTCACGCACCAGCAAAGTAGACTGTTTTTGAAGGAAATCGTTTCGTTGATTAGCAATTTTTTCGTGGGCAGCAGCGACTTTTACACGCTGCTTTTCACGATTATGTGAGCCTTTCTGTTTGCGAGCCAAACGCCGCTGTTCGCGAGCAAGTTTTTTGGATTTCTTCTCCAAGTATTTGGGGTTATTAACCACAGTACCGTTACTATCGGAATAGAATTCTTTGAGTCCGACATCAATACCTACCACACAACCGTTGTTTGGCATAGGCTGAGGGTCATATTCTACATTAAGAGCTACGAAATACTTGCCTGTGGCCGTACGCACTACCGTTGCGTTGTGAATTGCACCAATCTCCATAGACTGATGAACTTTTACCCAACCGATTTTCGGTAAGCGAATATGCTTATTAGAAATGCGTATACCGTTACCAATATTGAGCGTGCGGTATGATTGTTTGGCGCTTTTTTTGCTTTTGAATTTTGGATGTGCAGCCCTATGCTCAAAAAAGTTTGTGTATCCGGTATCAAGGTTTCGCAGCGCTTGCTGCAAAGCAATGGAATCCACCTCTTTGAGAAACGCGTAGTTCACATCCTGCTTGAGCGCTGTCAGCATAGCAGAAGTTTGCTTGTAGCCACACTTTTCCCCGCTTTTGAAAGCGTCTTCCCGCATAGCAAGACCCTTGTTGTAAATGAGCCTGCTGCAGCCGAGAGTACGGTCAATTAGATTTTGCTGCTCTCTGTTTGGGTAGATTCTAAATTTTACGCCCTTTTGAAACGTCATCCCATTTTATCCTTTTGCCGTTGAGAAGTTTTTTGATTTTCGATATACTGCTTGACAGCTTCAAGAGGTGCGCCACCGACAGTCGAAACAAAATAGCTGTTCGTCCAAAGAGCAGGCATCCTCGTTCTTAAAGTGGGAAACTCATCTCTTAAAACTTTAGAAGTATATCCTTTAAGCGCTTTTACCGCTTTATGAATTCCATACTGAGGGTCTACTTCCATGAGCAAATGCACATGGTCAGGCATGATTTCCATTTCCAAAATGTCTACATTCATATTTGCAGCATAGGAAAGAAGTAACTCTTTCAAGCGAATGTCTACTCCATCGGTTAGAACCTTTCGCCTGTACTTTGGACACCAAACTACATGATATTTGCAAGAATAGACCACATTACAATTTGTTTTGTATTTCATAGTTGTATTATATCGCGGCTCGTCATTTAATACTTATACAAATTGTAAACATTACAGCATAAGTTTCACTGCGCCTTATATCCCCATAGCTAAAACTAGGGGTTTTACGGCGCAACCTGATAAAAACCGCCTTTCAGGTTTGTGGGTATTCACGATACTTCACAGTGTACGGGATTCGCAATGGAATACAAGTATCTGCCAAAAGATTTAGCAACCAGGCTCACCAAGGTTACTGCAGACGTTCTGAACGATGCATTGGTGGGCGGGGTGTGAGGGTTCCGGCGAACGTACAGGCAAGGGGCAAGCTGTTGATTCAGCCCTTTCCGTTTTCCTCGAACCGTTTCCTGCGCCGTTCCGTGCAGCGTTTGAGTTCCGCCAAGGAGACGACCTTCACGAGGATTCTCTGAGAGGTCGGGAAGTTTCGCATCACACCGATGCCTTTCAGGATACGCCAGTAATCGTCCGGCGTAATTTGCTGTATGGTGTAAATCGGAGCTTTGGTCAATTCCATGACATAGTTCCCGACCATGATTCGGATTCGTTCCCGTTCTTCCAGCTGAATCAACGAAACATCATCGTCCACCATCACGCGCACAACAGCGAGCGGGGTGAATTTCGGATGCAGGTTTCCGTTCATGTCAGGTTCGGGAGAAAGGATGTTTGCAACGTAATCGAGAAACCGCCATGAAGTGACCCGGTCTCCGTCGAAAATCGGAGCAATCATCTCCGTTTCCGGGATGAACTCAGTGCTAAGGATTTTTGTGCCAGCCGGAAGGTCTTTGAGCAGAGATTCCGAGAGTTCCTGTTTCATCAAGTCGGCCTTTTCATCGGTCAGGTCATCGACGCTAGGGCTGATGACATAGTCGTAATGAACTTCGCGGCCATTGAGCAGAGCCGTAACGCGAAGATAGAGTTTATCAAGCTTCAAAGATTCGTTTACCTCCAGCAAAGACAAGGTGCTTTATGAGTTTAGCAGCCATCACGATGACGCTCAGGAACATCACGGGTGCGGATGCAAGGATAACGGCGAATGCCACACACTGGATGACCTGCAAGGCAAACCAGGTGGGAAAGATATTGTCCCGGAACAGACAGAATGCAAAGACCACAAGACCAATGCAGAACCACGAGCCCTGGATGTCGTACCGGCTCGGGCAGGAATGATATGCTATCTGGCTCATGACGATTGCGAGTATCCAGATGGCAGGATGCTTGAAGCAGTCATTGCCAAGACTCGACCAGAACCCAAGAAGTAGCTGGCTCATGGTGCAAATCTGAACCATGCCGAGGATTCCCGGTGCAATGCCGATGAGGGTCTGTTGGATGCAGCGGAACGGATAAAGGCCGCGTGGCGTGTAGTTCACATAGCCGAGAACTTCGTCATCCTGTTTCTGGAAAATCTTGTACAGCTTCACGCCATCGATTCGAGCACCGGTGAAGATGGCAACCAGGAGATGGGAAAGCTCGTGGTGGATAACGCCGATTGCAGTAACACGGGTATCGTAGAACCTTGCCGTCTTAGTGCCGAAAGCTTTCATGACAAGCCAGAGACTCAAGTTCCGGCCAAGCCATTCGATAGCAAGAATCACCACAATGGTCAAGACAAGGCATTGTCCCTGCCAGGTATCGAGATGTTCAAGAATCCTGCTGTTGTTCACACAATCACCTTCCGCACGCATTGGTACTCACAGGTTCCCAGCCGCTTCAAGCAGCAGAGTTTCGGAACCTGCCACGGTGGGAAGCTGGCAGATGCGATACGGCAAAGGCAGGCATATTGGCAGTCAGGTTTGTTTGCCTTGCAGATGCACAAGTACCGATATCGCTTCATGTCCAGCTCCTCCTGCTATGATTTAATTATACCATGAGCCGAACATGCCCTCAATGCGAAGGGCGAATTGTTAGCAGTTTAGACACAAATGCAAGAAGCAAGGAATCCAGGCAGCCGAAGCCCAATGGAGCAGCTACGCAAGCTAAGACCCGGGACGTAGGATGAGCAACTACGCAAATGTCAGGGAGCAAAGAAGCACCAGCCTAAAAGCAAGGCAGCTACGCTCCAGACGGCAGTGGACACAACTCGCAACAACCCGCAACGGCCGCCAAATTGCAGCTAAAGAATAGTGGATTTCCTAAGGCAAAGCTATGACAAAGCCAATCCCAAGGAACTCAAAGCTAATCCTAAGCAATCCTAAGCTAACTCTAAGCCAATCCTTTTCAGCTCAAATCTAGTAGTCTCTCTTACTTATCAATGCCCTTTATATATAATATATAGAGCTCTACTAAGGGGACGCGAACAAAAGCCTGAAAAACATTGCCAACTCGTTTGACATTCTTGGGCAGGGTCCGTTTTTCAGGAGAAATCGGGCTCCTGGACTCCTATTACCAGTCCAGCCGACTATAAATTTTTAAGTCGGAAAAGCCGTCATGGCCGCCACGTGGGCCACTTCATCCGTCCGCAGTTCAACTGTCAGCCCCAAAAAGGCGGGATTTGTGTCAGGTCCCTTTAGATTTCGTTCTCACTCGCAAGCGGGCGTGTCCTCCGAAAGGGTACACTTATCCTGAAATTTTGAAATAACAGTATGAACGCGAAAATATTGTAGCGTTTGCCAGCATTTGTGGTCCGTGAAATCCTCTACCAGCATCCCGGCATTGCGAGCGTAACTCCTGAGCCGCAGCCTGTTCGGGAATTTTGTTCTCACTCATAAATGGGCGTGTCCTTCTCGAACATGTGAGTCTAAATTTTGCCTCACCGGGACTGTCAATATTAGATTGAACTTTGCACAAAAGGAAGAGATTCGCGTGAATCCTCCCACGACTAAAGTCGCGGGCTTCCCGCTCCTTTTATGGGAAGCGGCGTTCTAACATAAGATACGGTAATCTCTCAGCCAAGGTATCCGGATGGATGCCTCTACCGCAAGAAAACTAATGACTCAGTTAGCATCTGTACATCTTACGCTGCTTGTATCGTGAGTTTTTGATACTCAGGGTACAAAACTTTAAGCGTGGCAAGTGTAACTTGGATTCTACGCTCAGCTTCCGGAACTTTAGCCGAAAGCCGAGACCTTACCATCGCTGGCAAGGGTTTTAGCAACTCTCTGACAAAGTAGCGAGCACCAATGTTGTAGCTCGCACTAAGGTCACAGTTGTATTGTTTACCACTTGCAAAGGTTGCAAGGGCGTGGTTGGTTTCATCACGCTTGAGAGCGCCGCTGCCATCAAAGGCAAGTTTGCTTGTCCCCCAAGCGCAGATACGCGAAATACGGATGCCGCAGCGATGCGCCTTATGTTCTATATAATCCTGTATAGAATTACGCTTCCACATCGACAACTTTTGTGCTTTACTGCCGCCGTGCTTTTTGCCTGTAAATGATAAATGTTCAAAAACAATTACATCGACAGAGTAAAGCACTGCAAACTCGGTAATGGCGGCAGCTACCTTTTTCGCTATATCATCATTCAAGGCTTTGGCGTATCGCCACATAGCGGCAGTGCTCTTGGGACCGTGTTCCCTTTGTTTACGCTTAATACGGTTTAGCACATGATACAGATGGTCTTTTTCACTCGCAAAATTGATAAATTTTCTTGCAATGACAGTTCCATCTGCAGTCATGATGCTGCACACAGCGTCAGTATTGAGACCAAGGTCAACAGAGCATATACGCCTATCCTGAATTTCAGTATCAGAGAGCTTTACCTCTTCCTCGAAGGCAAAGCGCAGGAAATACTTTCCGTACTTCTTTTCGAGAGTAGGAGCACTCTTTTGGCAATGCGACCAGTATTTCGTGATGTATTTTACATCGGTGGCACGCATTGCAATAGAAACCCAAACCCAGTCATTTTTGCTATACAGCTTTAAGTAGCATTGGTTAGGTTCATTGCTTTCAGTAAACATAACGGTCTTATAAAAAGTTGGGAAGCAGAACCTATCACATTGAAGTTTTGGTTCGTTGCCAACTTTGCCGTTGTTTTTCCAGTTCTTGTAGTTGCTGTGGTAGCTGCTTACAGAGCCCAACGCTGCTTGAATAGCAGCTCTGCGTAAATAACTGGGGAACTTATAGAATTTGGCATCAAAATCATACTTTGCTACATTGTATTTGGTTGTGTGTACTAACTTTTCAGCAAAGTTGAATTTAGCTTTTGCCTTATCAACGGCTTGAATGGCTGGCCATTCTTTGTTAAAGCAGTCAATTAAGAAAGAAACAGCTTCACGATACAATTTTATAGTATCATCGAACATCCGCTGCTTTTTGATTTCCACTGCATAGCTTGAGGTTATTTTCATCGTGAAGCCTCCTTTCCATTAGATTTGACTCCTTCTATATTTCCGAGCCGCCTAACTCACGACTAAAGTCACGAGAATGCGACGACTTATTATTCAAATCCTGCACATCAACCCGGCAAACTTGTGTTTTCGCTCTTAAAAGGGTGTGTCCGTTTGCCGACCAGAGATACAGGTTCAAGTTGAAATGAATTCCAGTATAAAGCCTTTAAGGTTCTATTTCGCGCAAAAGAGAAAGTATAGAATTGTGAAGGTACTAAAAGGTTCAGGTTGCGACTTGCTGCGTTCGACCGTAGTCAAAGTGCCTTTGAACTTTGCCAACGCCGTCCCAGAGCTGACTTATCGCAGAGCAGCAGCTGGTCGCGTAGTTGTTCAGAGCATCCTTGACGGAGTGCCAACCTTTGTGGAATTGAGGTTCAAAGCACAGCTGATTGTACGCATCACTGAATGGAGCAAAAGGCACATTGTCGTCCGGCTTGTTGTCATCCTTAGAAGAGTCCTTCTTCTCAGTAGTGACGGTCTCGGTACTGTTAGCAGCCTTGGCGGTCGCAACCGTCTCAGCAGTTTCAGCAGTCACAGTAGCTTCATTAGCTTCCTGCGGCTTTGCCGTTTCCAGTTCGTCAGCCGTCTGTGGTTCGGGAGTCTCCACGATAACCGTGACGTGACCAACGAGCTTATTGACCGCCTTGTCAACGAGCATGAGGTCTTCCTCAGACACAAAGTCGAAGGAACGGTTCAGAGCGTTGAACACCGTGTTCCGGTTGACACCCATCAGTTCAGCAACCTTCTGCTTCTGATATCCCATCTCAACGAGTCGCTGAGCTGTCAGGTTCTTGACGCGGAATGCCTGCTGTTCCTTCTCCACGATATCAAGACCGCGCACTTTCGCCTGCTCATAGACAGTTGGAACCGAGATTTTCAGTTCCTTTGCAATGGCGTGGGCGGACAACCCGGAAGCATAGAGTTCCGGGATGCGGTCATAGATGACCATGCGCTTTTTCCGGCGTTCCTGAGCCTCGTACTTCTGACGATGGTTCCGGATGCGGTAGTCGGGAATGATACCATGATTGATGAGAACACCGAGCATGTAACGGTCAGCCTTGGAGCTTGCAATCGGAGGCGGGATTTCACCTTTTTCGTAACGCTTCGGCTTGGATTCGTCCTTTTTCCCCTCCGCCTTAGGATTCTTGAGAGCACTCGCGGGAATACCGGAGAGTGCTTCAATCGTCGAGTTCTTGCAAGGATATTTGCAGGTGGAAACGAGATGTGCAACTTCCTTGTCAGAGAGAGGCTGAGAAAAGGTGCGGTTGATGAGCTGAGCCTTATCCATATCCGGATGACCGCCCCGGTCATAGCAGGTGGAAAGTACAGCCAAGAGGGTGTTGTGGCGGTTTCCTTCGCCACACGGATTTGCCTGAAGGTAACGAAGCGCCAGCTCAAAGCGGCAGACGAAGTTTGCTTTCCGTGCTTCTTTCTCCTTGTAATTGTTCAGAGCGTCAAGAAGATGCGGATAGCGCATGCACATTGCGGCGAAGCGCTTTTTAGCCCAGTCAAGGATTTCGTCATCAGTCTTGTTGAAATTCGCGTCAGACGGAGCAACTTTCTCATCAGCAAACCGATAAGGGACTTCATACTGGTCGGCGAGCTTCAGCAGGTTGAAGGGCTTTCCTTCAGGGACCCGAATACAATGGCAGCAGCGTTTTGCCTTGGTGTTGTAAGTACCAGGCAGACGAGCAACGCGATTGGTTTCATGCACTGCCTTATCCAGCTCAACATTTTCCGTGAACCGGGCCTTTTCAATCAACTCATTCAGCTTGAGAGAAATTGCTCTATGTACGCCGCTGTAGGCCAAGCCGTAAGAGAGACTGTTCGGGTTGCAGGGCTCAAGAAACACAAATAAGCCGACACCACGGCCACTGTTGGAAATTGCACAATCCGGAATCTCATGACGATTCACGGCATCCAGTACAAGTTCACTGATGCGGTCGCTGATGTCAGCTGGTGCGTTTTCATCGTGGCAATCAATGTCAAAGAACAACATGCGCAGCTTTTCGACATCCGCCTTACGACGGATACCTTTACCGCGCAGAGATTTCTGAGGATGGAATGTATTGATGGAGAAGTAGATGTTGGTGGATGTATCCCAATAAGTTGGGGTCCCGTATTTGGGGCTGACTTTATCGAAGATGCGCTCACGAACACCCGCTTCCAAAGACTCGGAATTGACTTGGGCAACGGTTTTCATTTTCTCTTTGCCGTTTGTCCGAACCAAAAACTGAGTCACGCCACCAGCGTTCACATCGCTCAGCAGCTTTACAAATGCGTCATCAAGGGCAGTGCAGCCAAGTGCCTGTCCGAAGATGGTATTCGTTTTTGTAAAGCTGGTATTCAACATTGATGTGCCCTTCTGATGATGTATTCGGGTATTGGGATTTTGACCCATACTTTCATTGTCTGCAATCCGCACAGCCTCGCTAGATGGCAATCCTACAAACATAACGCCAATATAAAAGAAAATTCTGTGGACAATACACAAAACGGGTCTGTAACAAAATCCAGAGTCGATTGACGCATTCGAAAACTTTGTCCATAAAGCAGTCAGCACTTTAGATTCGGCTGAACACATGTACAAAAAATGCCCCTGGCCGGGAATATCGGTCAAGGGCAGGTTTTTTTAGGTTTCTGAAGGCACAAACACAACGAAATAATCGTCTTTATATCCTTGCGTCCAGCCGGGAAGCTGGTTCATAAATTCAATACAGGGACCACTTTGGGAACGCCTTAAAAGGATGGCATCAAAGTTGAACTGGTTCATGCAGTCTTCCATGCCAGTGTCGGTGGAATAGCTCATGAATGCAAAATTCACACTTGCTTCGATGACATCGTCCGGGAATAGGTCTGCTCTGGAATCCGCAAAGCTTTTGATGCCATGATAGATGCAATACCCGCCATCATTGTAGGAGGTATAGAGCCGCTGCGGGTTGAGGTCCTGGATGTATGTGACAAGGTCAGCTGTGATGTAATCCCCTGTCTTATCGGGGTCGTTGGCCATGGAAGGTGCATAGACAGCAGATACAAGAACGAGCACAGCGGCTGCCGCGACGGTGTATTTCTTAGTGTTTCCCGCCCAGGAACTGTTGGGTCTGCCGCCAGCTTTCCACATCCGGTTTTCCTGTGCGGAGATAAGAGAAGTGAGGAACCGGTAAATGAGGGGAGTCATGACGATAACCCAATAGCTGCGGATGCGGACATACATTGCGGTCATGAACAGGCAGCAGAGATACGGGGCAAATTCTGTGAGCTTTACCTTCATTCGGTAAGCTACAATCAGAAACAAGAAGGCAAGGCACAGAAACACAACTTCATTGGCCAGATGACTCGGCATCCACTCGGAAACATATTTCTTGGTCGTCTCATTGTTTGTCACAAAGAAATAGATATAGAGCTTGATGCCGTATGGATTCAGGAGTCCGGCCAGAATATCGGAAAGAAAGACCTGGAACAAAGCACGAAACCGTTTCTTCGAATCGCCCTTTTCGTTATAGATGCCGAAGGCGTTGATATCGGGAGCAAAGCATAAGACCAGAAACAGCAGATTGAACGCGAATAGAATCGGCAGTGCCCCACCGTGCAGGTTCGCCCAAAGAACGCTCACGACAGGAAGCAGCCAGCGGAGCTTTGTGTCAGGCTCCTCGTAGACTTTGTTCAGCAGATAAAATCCGACAGTAAAGAGTGTTAAGCCGATGTTTTGCGGTCTTCCTGCCCAGTCGAGCGGCAGCGTGACAAGGGCCAAAGCCAGGACATTCATGAAAGGGTCTTTGATTTGTCTGCCCCAGATATATTCAATGAACAGACAGTAGGCAAAGACTGTCACTGCGATGAACGCAAGCATTCCGTAGACGGGATTTGTGGAAATGCAGGAAAACGCGTAAAGAATCAGGCTGCTGAGCCAGGAATGAGCGGTTTCCTGCAAATTGAGTTCCGGGCTTAGCCAGGAGAAAGTGTCCTGAGTTGGGATGGCTTTATTTTGCCAGATGCTTTTTCCTAAGGTGAGATGCCAGAAATAATCGCTGTCAACGACTCCTTGCCTTTCTGCCATAATGACGGCAATAGCGGTTACAATGACGGCCGCAAATAGATAGAGTGTTTTATTTGACCCTTTGGCTTTGAGTGCAAGCATAATGATTCCTCCAGTTTTTATTCGCTGTCTTAATTGTCCGCAATTCGCAAATTTGAGCAACAAAAAGAGCTGCCCATCCGAAGATGGACAGCTCTGGATTAGACATATGCAGGTCTAAAATATTGAGTCCTATATCTTATTGCTGTCCCAAACTGCACAAGCCACCGAAGCGACGATACAGCCACCGGCGACATGAAGCATCAGAACTGCAACATTGATGAGAGCACCGAGCGTTTCGCGACTGAGACCGGAATCAAAGATGCCGATATCAGCGATAAGAGATATTGCCATTATTATGAACGCTCCTGCCGCTGCAAAGCAGCCAATTGCAGGCTTAGAATTCTTCAGCCAGCCGAACATTTCTTTGGCTTTGGCTATGAACTTGAGCTCGTCTTTCTCGATGTAGAAATACCGTTCCCTTGTCGCACAAGCCGATACATACAAGGCAGCCAGCGCAGAGGCCACGCCGAAAATGCAGAATGCGGTGGTTCCGGTCCTGACAAAAGAACCCAGGACCAGCATCAGAATGGATTCCGACGTCAGCGGAGTTACAGCTTTCAGCAGAGACTGAATCAGAATGAGAAGCAGGGTGACTCCGATTGCTTCCGCCGCGATAATAGCGGATATGGCAGAGATTCGAGCTGCAGCGTAGTCGTTGCGAATGGTATCAGATTTCATAGTTTTACACTCCTTTGATATGTATTCAAGCGATTCCGTGGATTGTTTTAATGAGGTAAACTTTGTTAGACTTGTTGCTGAGCCAAAGCCTTTTCGCTGCCGGGTCCATTAAGCCAAACCGCTTATGAACCGCGTGAAGGAAACAGGCTTTGATTTCGGCATCCGATGAGGTATACGATACGCGGGCGCACCGAATATCCATATCGTTGAACTCGTGTTCAAAGAACAACATCAGCAGAAGGATTTCCTCGTGAGTATCATGAACCCCATCCTGAAAAAGAGAACCATCCTCGTTCAGAATGGTCGCCTGCGTGTTCTCACACATATGCTGGTGAACCATGAGGTTCACAACATCAGGCCCCAGACGAAAATCTTTCTGCGTCGGATTTTTATAAAAGTGGTACAGATTCGGGCAGAGATGATTCATCACATACCGTACCTGTTCCTCTTCTGTCCCCTTGTCAGCGGCGTCGGCGAACCACTGAGGAAATTTTGCGTAAGAGTAGGAATTCTGCGGCAGGTAGAGCTTTTCGAGTAAAGCCTCGACTCTCTTCCCCGGCTCAGACGGTTCATATTCGTGTTTGTCTGCCTTCTGGATAAGGTACTGAGACCAATCGAGGGGCGAATCAAATCCGTGGTATTTCATAATGTTAACCTCCTTATGCGGCTGCATCGTAAGACACAACACCAGCGACCAAATACCGATTTTTGCAGCCCGTAAGTTTCTGAGCCGCAGTTTCTGCAAAGTGCAGATATGCGGTCATCAAGGTGCTGTCGGAAAGCCGGTAAGCGTCAATGGACACAACAGACAAGACGACCAGGTTACCGCGTTCATCCAGAACGGATTTCCAGCCGTTTGCCTCACAGACACTTTGCATATCAGCGAGGTAGCTGGAAGCAACCGGGATAATTGCCTTGACAAGGATTCGAGCCTTGCCGTTGTAGAGTGGAACGGAACGGCCAATGCCGCCTAATACCTTAAACACAAGAGCACCTCCAGCGTTCTGTTTTCTACAGCGCTGCATCCTGTTCAAATACAGCGTAAAAGTTGTGATAGTGTTCAAATTTGTCCTTGACCCACTCGCCTGCAATGTACAGAGGAAGGTCGTCAAACTCTTTGCAATCGTCGAGAGTGTACGGAACGGCGTCATCGTGGCACCCATTTTCCTTATCGACCGCAAGCATTTCATCAGCCGCTTTCTTGGCCGACTCAAAGCTCATATGTACCCCGCCGCAAATTGCAACGGAGTCAAACGTGCCGATATCTTCATTGGAATAATGGGACAGGATAGCATAGCACTTATGGCGTTCGGGTACGCCGCTCAAAGTGTTCAGTGCCATAGTTGCGCCGTCCACATAGCCGTAGCAGTAGGCAGCATTGTAGCAAGTTTGGTCTGTGTAGCTGTTGGCCTCCTGGTTCTTGGCTTTGATGAGTTTGCAGATAATTTCTTTGTTATTAGACATAATAAATACCTCCATAGTTGTAGTGTTAAAACGGGTTGGGACAATGTTGCCCTAGAGCAATCGTCCGTTCTGCATGGCTTCACCGAAATAGGAATCGACCACCTCTTTTGCGAAAGCAAAGTAGGTTTCTCGGTCCTCTTCCGTGACCCGTTCAGCAAGAACAGGTGTGTTCATCTTCACGCACAGACGATTGGCAAAGTTCACCCGTGCCATCAGTCCTTCGTGCAACGCACGGCGATGACGGTCGAGCTCCATGACGTACTGTCGGAACTCCTCACCGTCCATCGTGAACCGTGCGTGCTGTATCTGGACTTCCTGACTCGACACTATGTTGACGTAATCAACACATGTTTTGAGCATCACGACAACGTCATCAACGCAGTCGTTCAGTAGTTCAGAGGCCATGAGGGCGGTGTACAGGTCGTTGACCTTGCAGCAGAGGGTGTTGTTGCGGCTATTCAGATTGATACTCATACGTCTCCCCTTAACGCGGGGTCATCGTGCGGCTCTTGGCTTTTGCCTCCACCGCAATGTGGACCCCATAAAGGGTTTGGATTGATTTACTTGTTACAGATGCTTCCGGCTGAACCGGTCGTATAATAGGTGTTGAGAACTTCTTTGGCGAATGCAGTGTAGGCCGGGGAATTAGCAAGAGAATACATGTTGCCGGAGTTCATTTCGGCTTCAATTGCGTCTGCCACATTTCCAGCAATCTGGTCTGTGTTGTATTTCTTGCACAGCCGGTTGAGTAAAGTGACATTGGCAGCCGCGTTTTCGAACAAACTGGTACGGGCAGAATCGACGCTGTGATAAAAAATGCGGTAGCTTGCAGCATCCATCGTGATACGAGCTTGCTGAATTAAGATTTCTTGTTCAGCCAAAAACCTGGCATAATTTGCAAGACTATTGAGACTGTCAACGACCATAAAGGCGAGGCCACTATCACCAGCCTTCTGCATTGCTTCGTATAGTGCTGCGACTTTCTTTGTGAGAAGAGTGTTCTGGTTATTAAGGTTAAAATTCATGAAATCGGTCCTTTCTTTTTCATGTAAACAAAAAAGCAGGCCCATCCGAAGATGAGTCTGCTTTCTGCTACAGGTTGTGAATAATTGGATTTGCTAGTATCTATCGTACAAGACTGATTTTATCCATTCCGCAAGTGCGGTCAAGCAAAATTAACCTTTGTATCCTTTGGATACTTTTTTGGCCAAATACACCTGGCCCTTGGGAGTAATCAGGGTCTTTCGAGAAGTATGGTAAGTGGTGCCAACATAGTATACCGTTTCTTTGACCTCAAAAATTCCCTGCTCGATGTAGCGCTGGTAAGCGACATTTGCAGAGTCAATATATTTTTCTTTGCGCAGCCACGCCATCAGACGATTGCGGCCGATGTTGATACGGTCGTTGGCAAGACATTTTGCAAACTCGCCGAAATCGACGCTGTTCACGGATGCACTCACCGCGCGGTGGAACTCGACGCTCTCTTGCTGCACGCCGATAATGTTGTCCTGATTCTTGACAGCTTCCAGAGAAGTGACAAGCAAAGCCTTAGTTTTGGCGTCCGTGTTCGGAAGCCAATTATCGACAAAGACTGCGGGGTCATTCACATAACCACCGGTCTGGCGAATTCGGGGCAAGAGTTCGTCGAAGACCCAGGTCTCAAACTGCTCTGCCTCGGGCTTGTTAGAGCGGCAGATTAGACGATACACGTTGCCTTCCGAGATGAACTTGATGATGCGGGGAACGCTGTTCACATCCGCTCTGCCAGCCTTGATGCCATCATGGCGGCAATGTATGTTCAGTTCACGGCTTGGGTTTGAGTAGCCTAAAGCTGAGCAAACATCTGCGGCGCAAAAATAGAATTTGTTGTCATCCTCCATGATGCGCAATTCGCCGAACATTTCGGACAAAAAGACTTCAGGTACACGATTTTTCATAGTATTTCCCTCCAAAAAAGTACCCTAACAAATCGTTAGGTCATGCCTGTTTTTTAACGATGGTATGTACGAATGGTTTTGCAAAAGTATTCGCGAAATTATTCGCTGTATGCATATTTTGCCGGAACCTCAGCCCCGCACTTGGAGCATGTGAACAAATCCTCGGCATCAGGTGCATGGGTCACTTCATCGCAGTCAGATTTGGCTTCGATAAAGTCGCCGTCCTCGTCCACCAGCCAAGTCTGGGTTACATGCGCAGTTGTGATGAATGTAGTGCTGCCGCATTTTGGGCAAGGACTGATTTTCAGATTAGTAGTCATTGTTGTTAATTCCTTCCTTTCTTGTGTTCGCGCAAACAAAAAAAGCAGACTCACCCGAAAGTGAATCTGCCTTCAATGTGCGAGACTGTGAATTGTACGAACGCAAAACGCGCCTGGTAGATGATATCTATCGTACAACTAAAAGTTTATGCCGTTCGCAAGCAGCGTCAACAAAAAACCACCTGCTTAACAGCAAGCGGCATCAACGCATAAAAAACAGGCCCACGGATTTCAGTACATTCTTCGAAAGCAGCCTTAATCCAGGCAAGTTTTGCATCTTTGGCGCTTTTCAGTACTTTCTCTCTAAGGTGCCTGCACAGGTGACGGTCGCGGCGACCTGATATTTTGCAACAAGTTAGTCGTGGGTTTAGAGGGCTTTTTGACTTTTTCCGGCATGTTTTAACCTCAAATATGAGAGCTTTTGCACTAAAAAAGCCCCCTTATCCCAAACAGGACGAAGGGGCATATGTACTATTTAGTTTCCTTTTCAGCCGCGCAACGGGCCCAGAAATCGTCGTCCATCGGGATAAACATCAGGTGGTAGCTGGTGTCAGGTTCAGAATTATCAGTGATGATAAATCCGTCCGGTACGCTTTTGATGGAAACGGCCACATCCGTTTTGTTCAAAAAGTTGCGGTAGCAGTCCATTGGAGCTTCGGGACCAGGCTTCAGCAAATAAGTGCCGATATCGCTGGTTTCACCGTTGCGGGTACATGTGATTTTATAGAGTTCTTTTGTAAACATAACAGTTTTCCTTTCAAAAATTTCTGATAACATCGAAATCGATGTCGTAGTCGTCGAACACATCAATGGCTTCAAAATAATGGTTTTCATCGACCAAAATATGACGCTGACAGTCGAGCGAATAAGGAATAGCCTCCTGGGCAAGTGCAGCGCACGCGGCGGCAAGGCCAAATGCCAAGAATTTAGTAATAGGAAATACCTCCTATTCTGGCTGAAAACTAACATCATTGCGAAAGAAAGCTTCAACAGCGGCGCTGTAATCATTATTGTTCACCGATATACAGCATTCGCCGTGTACTCGGTAAGGAATGTGCGCTTCTTTCAAAGCTGCAACAGCTTCTTCCGTGCTATAAACGAAAAATCTGGCCATTATCATTCCTCACAAATCGCATTGTCTTTGCCAGTCATCTCGCCGTATCGCGTATCCCACTGAACGATTTGGTCAGCTCCGACAATGCCACGGAGACTCAGCAAGCAACTGTTGCGCGGATGACACCAGATGGTGCTGGGTGCTTCGTTTTCGAGGAAAGCGCCACAAAACGGGCAAGGCTTCTTGGGAATGATTTTGTTAGGGCGCAGCATGCTTACACCTCTTCATACTCAATGTCATACTCATTGAATGCGTCGAGAGCAGCATCGTAGAGAGAATCGTCTACCATGATACGGTCGCCGCTATCCAAATCGTAGTCGATGTCGTAAAGGTCAAGAGCATCGCATGCCCCATACAAGCTTGGCGTATAAAAACGAACCATTTTTGTCACCTCATTGTTATTGAAGATTTTTCGTGGTTTTACTACTTTTAATTCACGCTACACAAACAATATGCCAGAGTTTTTTGCAACAAATTTGCATTTTTCGGCGGCTATTGAGTTTGCGTTAGTATCTTTGTATGTTGTTGCTTCCCCATCTTTGGAACCCGCTATTCCTTGCATCACATGAACTTGATTTCCGACAAGGAATACGCTGCCCGGATAGTTGCGGTTCATGTTTCTGTATGTTGGATGGTGCTCTTTTACTTTAAGATTGCAAATGTCATTAGGTTGGCGTTGGCGAAACTCTTCCAAGCTGTCAGTCGTCTGCTCAGTAGCTTTATGTCGATTTGTGGCAACCATCTTGCCATTAAATGTGTACACACGGCTCATGTTTTCGTTATTTAGTGCTCGTCTGTCGTGACGGCGGAACTGTTTGAGTTCATACGGCACACGGCTATTGATGGTTTTATCGCAAGTATCGTTAGGCAGGACAGAACAAGCAATGCAGTAAGCATCGAGCCAATGGTCTTTGCTGACACCGTGTGCTGCACGATAGTCGTAGGTGCTTTTACCATTAGTCACAAAAAAATGCTTCAGGAAAAGAGAACTCAACTCTTTTGTCAGTGCCGGAATGATTTGATTCAACACACTCAAAGCACCATATTTTTTGTTGAGTCCGGTTTTCTTTTTGGCAAGTCTCTTTTGCCATGTGGCATCCTTATGCACAAGGTCGTGATGTTGTGTACATAAACCAACAATATTATCAATGGTGTTGCTGCCGTTTTTATGTTGCGGCACTACATGGTGGTAATGGTCAATCTTCTTTTTGCAAAACAGGCAATGGTGCTCCTGCATTTCAGAGACGGTTTCTTCAAGGTTTGCTTTTTGATAGAGAGGACCTTGCTGATATTGCCATTTCTGAACATTGGGGTTATCCAACCGCATAAACGCAAATTTGTTGATTTCGAGCACAACATCGCTGATAGGAAGAAACTTCTGAATCTTCTTTACCAAGTTGATGTGTGTTTGCAGCAACTGATTTGCGGTAGGTGTGAGCCAGCCTTCCGGTCTTGTGCGATTGCTGAACTTTGCTTCCTTGTTTTTGATGCCGATGCAAAGTACATCTTTCTCACAACCCGGAAGATGGCGCTTGATAACACCAATTTCTTTTGCACGTTTGCTGACGCTGCTATTTTGAGCAGTATCATGCTTTACGCATTTCTTGGAAATAGTGCCATTTGCTTTTGCTCTCCGTTGACGGCGGCAGCGTCTGCCGTTGGTGCGTCTTGCACGGCGGGATTCCTTACGCTTTTTCATCAGCTTGGGAATTTCTTTGTTGCGTGTCTCCAGATGCGCAGTAAAGACTGCTGTGCCGTCTGCTTTAACAACAGCAACACCGATATTGGTTCTGCCGGGGTCGATGCCTAAGTATAGCGACTGCACCAAATCGTCGGCTTCGTACAACAGTTGAATGGTAAACGGTTTTGATGTTACGACTCGTGCTTTTTGTTCTTTAAGTAGATGGCGTACATGTCCACAGCGAGTTGTAGGCATTAAAGGTTTACCATCTTTATTAAGCACATATACAGTGGACATATACGCCACCTCCTTTACGATAAGTCTCTCCTGCCGAAGCAGGAGGTTGTGTTTCCCTTGGCTAGATGACGCCTTCGCATAGTTGTAAGCTGGGAAAACCGTACAAGTGCAGCTCGTCATCTTGATGTACAAAAGTACATCTGCCTGTGATATTGAAGGAACTTAGTGGAATGGGGTCATTCCACTAAAATTTTTCAATACCCCACCTCATGTTATTTGGATGGCTCATCAAATGCGTCATCTACCGTTTCCTTGTGCCCGCACGCATCACAGAGCAAGCAACTGCAAGCCTTGTGAGTGTGTCCGGTTGGGAGGCCGTGATTGTCCAGCTCCTTTTCTAAGAACCAGACAGGCTTGAGCGTAAAGTTACAGGAAGGACAAGGAATTAAAGGGATTGTCATATCGCATCTCCCCTTACTCGTCCACTTCAACGGCATTAGTCACCTGATAGCCGCCATCGCGCAAAGCACACGACAGGTTTTCGCCAAGCTGCATGGCAGTCCCAGCATCGTTGGCGTCAAGTGCCTTCTGTACTTTCTTGATGGCATCCTCAGGGGTGTTGGCATCAACGCAGATGGTAGTGGAAACGGTCACAACAACATTAAAGCTTTTCATAGCAATTTCTCCTCTTTGTTATTCGATAGGTTTTTTGTACTCAGTCCAGAAGAAAAGGCGCTGAGCGGGTGTCAAGCGTTCCTTTTCATTGGACTTTTTGTTCAGTTCATCGGCGAAACGGTTGCAGTCAAAAGGATAAGGAACTTTGTATTCCTTCCCTTCCTTGACGGCCTTGACATAATGGCTGTCGCAAACCGGGAAACTGCTTCCGTCAGAGAAGGTTTCCTCGTGACCGGAGCAAAAGACGTACAGACGAGAATAGCATTTGCCAATGGTGTCTTTTTCAGAGACTTTGATATAAGCAGCTCGAAACAACTCGTGAGGATGTTCGCAATAAAAGTCAGCGACTTCATCGTCGGAAGCAAGCTCCATCACTTTGACATCAAAGTTCTCGAGGTCCTGAATCAGCAGCTGCTCCCCTGCATCACGAATGAAATTCATGATGGGGTAGTAGTCGCCAGCTTCACGGCTATAGTCTTCTCCGCACGCCGCATAGCAGCGATGTTTGCGGAATAGATGATTGTCAATCGACTTCTCATACTGTTTGAGAGCCTGATGTGTGAACGCCATGCCTATGGTTTCATACGAGGAAGAAGGAAGCAGAACCGTGATATCATCTGCTGTATCATACCCGCTTGCCGTGGAGTACATATCGACATAGTCGGCCATCGTGTCGAGACGGTGCGAATCACGAATATCGCGGATGTCTTCCCTGTCGGCATTCTTTTTGTCAACCAGTTCTTCATACGAAATGAACGGGTCAAACCGAGGATGCTCATTGTATTCCTGAATCGATTCTTCGTCGTCAAGGCACAGATTGTCCTTGACCAAATCTGTCACCGAGTCATAAGTCGCGCCCTCGAACAAGAACTGCGCACCATCGAGGTCATAGTCCGAATCGCAAGCTTCACGTAAGGATACGCTGTGCTCAGATTCTTCTTGTTGCTGCAAAAGATGAATGGGTGTCTTGGTCCCGAAATTGTCAACGGAGCCCGGGAACTGCAGAGCTGCATACTGCTTGAGGTAGTAGCTGCTGGTGTCATTGACCAGAACGGATTGGTTTGTTTTGTTAGACATAGATAATACACTCCTTAAAATTTAATATAAAAAGCGGGCTTCCTGAATAACAAGAAGTCCGCTCTTCAACGAAATTGTGAATAGTACATGCACAAGAGACCTTGTCAAAGACAAATGATATCTATCGTACAAATATTATTATCTCTGATTCGCACGTATCAGCAAGGCGTATTTGTGCTAAAGTTTTGACGTTCTGGACAGTACCAATGGCGTCAGTCCTCGATAGCGATGGGAGGCGTTTTGTCGAGCAGCGTGTCGATGTTCCAGCCGCAAAGGGTCAAGAGCACCTCGGATGCGGGACTCTGATTCCGGATATCGTTTGCTAGATGAAACCCGATGTGTGCATAGGCATCATCATCGCTTGCAATTTCGTTCTTGATAGTTTCGGCAAAATTTTCAGCCAGTTCCGCGTTATCGGCGATGACATTCATAGCTTCGTTCATGACGCGGTCCTTGACCACGAATGCGTCATCAGCAGAATAGTCACATTCCGGACAATGCGGTTTAGCCTTTACACCGCTGGATACGGAAATAAGCTTGCAGCCACAAGACGGGCAAGTGAAGAAATAGGGATGGTTAGTAGGTAAAGTAATCATGTGTTTACATACTCCTTTTGAAAATATTGGTAGTTTTATAAAATGAAAAAATCATGCACAGGCATCATTGGGGCCTGTGCGGGGTAATGATTTCCAGGGAACGATTGCTCCCTGCCGGTTAGATGTATTTGAGTTTTTGTCCGCAAACAGGGCATCGCTCATAATGTGGATTCTGGTAGTACCCATCGTTGCAGTCCCCGCCTAAGTCCGCATCGCAATGTGGGCAGAGGTTCGGAGACCAGCTTTTCGAGATGGGCTGCTTTGGAATTTGCAGCTCACAAGCCTCGATGGCTATACGCAAAGGTTTACTGCCTCGCTCCCCCATCAAGCCGCCATTCAGGAGCTTGGTGAGGTAGTTCACGGCATTTTGGTATTCAGTTTCGGTCGTCATTGAGCTGGGCAAGGATACCCGTGACTTCAGTCATGGGAGGAATTGCTCCTTCACCTTCTTTCTGTAATATAATTTGTTGCAACTTCTAATAGCCGTAGCTTTTTGTAAGATATACTGTTAGAAATAACAGTACCGTCCAACTTCTTTAGAGCAAAGTATCCAGAAGTGCGTCTGCCTGTAATAAAGCATTCTGTGCCGTTACAGGATACCTTGTCCCAAAGACGATAGCCTTTTACGATGTACGGCGCTTGATTAGCTTTGCGTATACCGCCTTTCAGAATGGTTGCTTTATGCAGTTGTCTGTTATGGTGACGCACCGCTTTTGTGTAGTAGCAAGTATCACAAGGTATAGCCAATGGATTTTTGCTAATGCAGCGTGCATCGTTGGTGTGGCTTTTAGGGATACCATTCTTTTCACGCAAGTACTTGGTTATGTAACCATAAGTTCCTTGTACAGGAATCTTTAACTTTTTATGCAGGCGCTCCATAAGCGTTTTGCGCATAACGCCCATAAAAGCCGCATCTTTAAGAGGCTTGCCTCGTTTCTTGCCGTCAAGTGTTACCTTTCCGGCATGAAGCGCTTTGTGACAATCTGTGCATAGCGTGATAAGGTTGTTTGGCGCATTGCCACCTGTTCTACGGGTCTCAATATGATGCACATGCAGCTTTACGTCTTTAGTTTTGGTAGAATGTGCTCCACAGCACTGACACGTATAGTTATCGCGTTTCAGAACATACTGGCGTACATTGTACTCATCGTACATTTCACCAAGCTGATAGTCTGTGCCTACCGGCAGAGGCTTGCCTTCCAGCATTGCTTTCAAACGTTGTGTATCAAACTCTGCTGTTTCCACTCTGACGAGCGTAACAGGCAGGATACGGCACACACGCTTGATAAGCGTAATGTGTTCCCGAATCTTGACCTCTACCGATGGTGCCAACCAGCCTTCGTGCTTGCTATGTACCCTGTTGTTGAAACGTGGCGCACGATAACGGGTTTTACGGTTTCGTCTGCTGCGTCTGAAGGCACGGCGTGCAGAAAGCAAATCAACGACATCATTGCGTGGAGTTGCTTCTTCACGATAGAGCTCGTGCTTTTCAGTAGTAGCAGATATACCGATATGCTTGCTGCCTGCATCTACGCCCAAAGTAATAGGTTGCTTGTATCCTGTACTTCCATACAAGAGTTTGATTGTAAACGACGTGCGTTTTACAACGCATGCTTTCTTCTGCTTTAACAATAAGCGAGCCTTGCGTGGGGAACACGGCATCAAAGGCTCGCCGTGTTTGTTAAGCACATACACATATTGCATGACACCATGCTCCTTTCTATTTGTGTGACAGCTAATGATAAGCTATCCTCTCCTCCGAAGAGGAGTTACTTCCGAAGAAGCTAATCCTTCCCCAAAGTTATAAGCGGTTTAATGCAGCCACACCTGTTGTCTTTACCTCAGATTTCTTTGATGTGTTGCCTTAGAGCGTGCAGTTAGGATTGACGCCACACGGTAACTATCTATTCGCTTATAACGAGGCGCAACTTAATGCGCATAGGGTAGTCAACACACCCTTTCGGGCACAGCTGAAATCACAGACTCGTGTTTCCACAAGCCCGCGACTTCAGTCGTGGGTTATTGACTTGCTATCACCATCCTTTTCGAACAGCTCAGAAATTTTGTCAAGAATCACTTGAGATTCTGCTGCTGTCTGTTCGTTGTAATGCCTCCACTTGTCACGAAAATCCTCTAAGTCCTTGACAACGTCACGGCGGGAAACTCCATCGAGCAAGCGCACAGCCATATCAGAAAGATTTTCAGCTTTGAGAGCGTCGATGTCCGGGCTGTAGCAGAGCATGATAGCGTCAATGAATTTTGCAAGGTTCAAGCATTCCGTATAAAGTTGCTTCATTTCGCTTTCACTCTTGTCGAATTCACCGTCAAAGACATTCCCAATCACGTGAATGCAGCAGCAATCCTTGAGCATGACAACGTCCGTGGATTCGCAAACGCGAACCATAAAACGGGCCGACGATTCAGAATACTCGACTACACCCTTGCGGCATGTTCGGGTCGCATCATTCTTCAGCCAGAAAGTGATGATGTCATCTTCAAAGATGAAATTGCCGAGAGAATCGTTGATGCCAGTATACTGGCCAATAGTGTCCGCATGTACAACGTACTTTTCAATCTTCGGGTTCTGCTGGTAGATTATCGCGTAATCATATCCCTTGTTCTGAGGAAAGACGCCGCCCGCGACCCAGATGCCAGGCAGAGGTTTACCGGATATGGAGGTCTTTTCCCCCTTGCGCCGAGTCTGACCACGGAATAAGATTTTTCTGGTTGACATAAAAATACTCCCTTCTACGCAAAAAGGCAGACCTCCCGATTCTCCGGGAAGTCCGCCTCAACGAAATTATGAATTTTTGTACGACCACAAAAAGTGCCTAGTAGATGGTATCTATCGTACAAATACCATTCTAGGCGGTTCGCACATTTTGGCAAGTAAAAAATGCCGCCCATCCGAAGATGAGCGGCAAATCTTTTTCTTATTTCTTCGCCCCCATGAGAACTTCGCCTTCTCCGGAAACAACATACCAGCCTGTATCTTTACGGTATTCAGCACTGAACAGGCTTGCGAAGTTGTACCCTCCGGAAAATTCGATGTATTTTAGGGAAAATGTCAGCTGCGTATAAGCATCCGAAGAAGTGCCGTTGCAGTCATTTTCCAAAGAAATATTCAAACGGTAAAAGTCCGGACGAGCGAGGTACTTGTCGACAATGTCCTTGTCGTAGGTGATGTCGTGGAAGCAGCAGGACGAGAATGTCTGCAGATGCACTTCGCAGTATGTATGGCCGAAAAGACCGCATTTATCGCGCAGATTCTCCGGCCAATGCACCTCAATGCAACCGTTGGGTTTGAGGCATGTTACAGGAGGCTGCTCAACGCCAATACCGTAATAGCGTCGGACGAACTCAAACAGCGACTTCCAGTCGATACAATTATAAAATTCAGTCAGCTTCTCGCCATCGCTGAGCTGGTAGGTTTTGGTGACCATATGCATTTCGTATCACTCCTTTGTTTGTTGGTATGCATTTTCGAAGGCTTTCTCGTCCAAAGCAAAATACTTGTGCGTGAACCAAAAATCTGTCGGTGCCCGCTCTGCGTCCGGGAACAGAGAGTTGCCTACTACGACAACTCCGGGAACGCCAATACAGCACATTTGAATGTAGCACATCTTGCAGACCAGAGGGTCAATGTCTTGTGCCACAAACAGAACATACTTGTCCCAGTCCGGGTCAGTGGATTCCAACTGTTCGCGCATCACATTGTACCCCGCCAGAAGCAGGCATCCGGCACCACAGCACGGGTCGTTCACCCGCAGGATACGGGACTTGTCCAGAACAAGAGAATCCGGCATGTTTATGCGTGCCATCATCTGTCCGACATTGTATGGCGTGAAAAACTGCCCTGCTTGGCTTTTGCTTAATCCGAGATTATGGTAAACGGTGCCAAGAAAATCCTGCTCAGGGTTTTCCAAGAGCGCGGTCATTGTGATGGCGGTAAGCACCGCAAACTGCTGTACCGTATTCTCGTCGTATTTCTGGACGATGGCATTGTACTGTTCCTCTCTTGTGTCTCTGCAACGCAAATCACAGGTATTCGCAAGTGCAATGGTATGCATGTCGATGTAGTCATACCAGAGTTCGCTGCGACCGTATCGGGCGCTCATCTCATGGAAAACCTTAATAAACTCTTCGACCGTAGAAACTGGTCTTTTTGGGTTGCTCATAAAAACTCCTTTCGTCGTAAAACAACAAGCGGGCCTCCCAGAATTTGGGAAGTCCGCTTGTTTGCAGATTGTGAATTGTACGAACACGAATTGTGCTTTAGATAGTATCTATCGTACAGTTACTGTTTTATGCGGTTCGCACACTGGGGCAAGTACCAGCTATTGGATTTCGGCTTTCAGCCATTGCAGATACCGGTATCGCTCGGCTTCGTTCTGAATCCCCTGCAAAGCAAAAGTTACGAATGGCACATCCGTACAATGGCTGTACAGCCACGGTTCGAGAGCGAGCGTCTCAAAAATGTCATTGTAGCAAGTGCTGCGACGATAATATTCAAGGTCCTCATCTTCGATTTCGTAATCAACCTTTGCACGGATTTCTTCTGCCGTATAGTTTTCTGCTTTTGCAGCGGCATTCGCAAAAAACGGGATGTTCCCTTCTTTCCAGTCAGAGAGAGGATAATCTTGGTCGCATGAATTCTGGAAATACACACTCAGCGGCCACTTTTCGTTTACACTTTCAGGTGGCATCATGACGATACCAAGCAACTTATGTTCTTTCCAATACAGAAAGCGAAAAGTAAACAGTGCTTCGAGCCAATACCTGTCGGCAGTGTCTGCAAGTACATCAGCCCTGCGTGTTTTGCTTTCTTCATCAGCAATGTATCCGGTACGAACCGATGGAATATAATACAGATTGTCCCTAATGCTCTTCTTGACATTCTTTTCGGTCATTTGCGATTGCGTGTATTCCAGCGCAATCGCCATAGCTTCCTGCAAACTGTTCGCCTGCGCAAAGCCCATGTCAAAACCGTAACTCATGGTATTGAACTCCTTTTTGTATGACTGGTTTTAGGTCTGTGGTATAGGTGTCAGATGCTAAGGCGCTGAGCGGCAGTCTCGATATCGCAGAAGCACAGAAGCTCCTGACCATACCGAAAACCATCAAACCCATCGTTGTAAGAATAGTCGATACGACCTTTGCTGTCGCGTTTGACCAGCTTCTTAAAAGCATCCTCCAGAGCCGTTTTGCTGTTGTTTGCGGGCTCTTTCCCATTTGGTTAAGTGTGAGCGTTAATGAAGTTCTCGTCCAGAACAAAGAAGCTGTTGTCTTGAACTGTATCAGCGGCATACCAGAGTTTATCTGCAATATTGTACAGATAACCATAGGTGATGTTTTCCTCTTTGAGAATGTTCAGGAATAGAGTCTCAGCGTTTTTCAAAACAACAGGAGTATCGACTACTACGCTGTCGATTTCCAAGTCGTCTCCTCTGTCCCGATGATAGGCAGTTGTTATGCCACCTTTAGTACCGTGACGAACAGGTGTATCAAATCCGTGCGTTTCTCCATCGTCCGGGGCAAGACGCTCACGAACCATTGAAAGGCTTCCGAGGTCAACGAGTGCTGTTGCAAGTTCCGGGGTGTTGTAATGCTCAAGAAGCATCTTGCCAAGATAAGACGGGTAGCCATCAGAATGGCAATAGACGAACTTGATGATTCCTTCTTTGCAAAGAACTCCGATAAAGCTTGGTGTGCTCATTAGTTCTCCTCCTCGGTAGTCGGGACCTCAACAACTGTCCACCAATCGATGAAATCGGGGCCTTTGATATAGAGGTCGCGATAGCATTCCTCAGTGGTGATGTTATCAGCCCCGTAGGATTTACGATAAGTTTTCGCTTCTTCCTTGAACTGCTTGTGGGCTTCTTCCATAGCCGATTCAAATGTGGGGAACCGGTCGGTAGAACAAACGGACGGGGCGGACATATCGCTCATGTAGATGTTTTCGAGAATAAATGTTTTCATTGCAAAGCTCCTTTTTTGTCGTTCGCAAACAAAAAAGCAGGCTCACCCGGAGATGAGTCTGCCTGAATGTTTGCAGATTATGAATTGTACGAACGCAGGATTGCGCCTTAGTAGATGATATCTATCGTACAATAACTATTCTATGCCGTTCGCATAGTTTGGCAAGAAAAAATGCCGCCCACCCGAAGGCAGACGGCTGAATGCTATTGGTTAGTTGAGGTTTGATTTTGTCATGACATGGGCGCGATATACCGTGTTGGTGTCTTCGTCCTTCAATTCCCAGCAGCCGGTAAAGCCATCGCAGGGCTCAGTGGCGACAACTTCCTTGCCGGTATTATCGTACAGGATAGCCTCAGTCCAAGAATCGTCCTTGCCGCCGCAGCAGCGGATGTCCATTTCAAACCCGTCGGAGAATTTCGCAGCTTGCTCAGCGAAGAACCATCGCCTTGCACTTCCGCGCCGCGAAGGTACTTCTTAATGCGCTCAGCATACGGTTTGTTGACATATATAGTTTCTTCCAGAACGGTTTTCTTTGGAAGTACATCGACAAGAACATGGTATTCGGCACCGTTGTATGGAAGAATCCAATGGTTGCAGAATGCCTTGGTGTTCTTTGTCTTGTATACCGTCTTGCCGTTCATGGCAAGCGTTACCATACCAGAAACACCATCTTTGCTGTTTCCTTTCCAAAGGACGGAAGCAATGGTGTTGTCTGCAGCAAAGACGACATCACTGATTTGATACTCGTCGTCGATGCTGTCAGGGTCATTGAGATGGCGGATAAGAGCATCGTATTCCGACTCCTCCATCTGAATGCGGTTCACAAAGATGCGTTCAAAGCACTTGCTTCTCTCGTACATGCGTGCCACATACAGAACAGTCTCGACCAAATCCTCGACAGTTCCGGCTGTCATGGAATCCAGCGTACGGCGGGCCCACAGGTCAACACCATCCTCGATAATGCTGCACTCACAAACTCTGTGAAGGCTGGGATAGGTCACACTGATAAGCTGCATACGAAGGGCGGGTTTGTTGCCTTTGGGATAAATGTCATTGATGGGAAAATTGAGGGGGTCAAAACTGACACTTTCAGGGACCTCACCAAACCCCGACCAACGACCGGGATTCCGTTCTGCCATGAATTCACGGGCGAAACGCTCCGCAGTCTCCTTCGTCAAACCATGCCATTCTTTGACATCGCGGCTTTTCTCGATGGAAGAAACCGCATCGCTGACGGCAGTGAGGAAATCGCTCTGGTTTTCTTCCTGATTCCGTCTGGTTTCGTCCACGAGCTGCTCAAAGAGGGCTGCATCGCGCAGATACTTGGCAGCAACGGGAGCCGATACTTCGGCAGAATCCGGAATAGTCACCGCAGTGTTGAGGTATTCTCTGATATCCTTTTCGTCCTGCAATCTCTCGCAGAACTCCGAAAGCGCATCGAGCTCATCCAGAGAAAACTCGATTTTCATGCTCGGCTGCTTCGCGGTTTTAGTGATAAGGATGCCTGTGTTGATTTTTTGGATTTTCATAATATTCTCCTTTTTTGTATTAGTATCTTCCGAAAAGAATCCCGCCGATAATCGCAATGTCTTCGTGCTCGGTGGAAGGTTCGTGTTTTGCGTTGTAGACAATCATTCGCAACATGGTCTGTCTGAACCAGAAAATATCATCTGCACGAATGTCGTTGTAGCATGCTTTTTTGTACAAAAGCCGATTCTCGTAAAACTCTCGAAGGGTGATGGCTTCCTGCTCTCCTTTGATGAGTTGATACTTTGGCATCGGGTCAGACGACGGAATTTCCTGAAATACGATTTCTCCGGCGCTTTTCCCGGCGAAAATATCGGCAAGATATGCGACCTTTCGAGCCTCATTCCAGGCGTAACGGCTCTGATAGCCAGGCGTCATGTCAACATCATAGAAGTACAGAAAACCCAGCAAAAATCGGACCGTGTGATTGTAGTTGCTGACCGGAAGCGGCTTGTAAGGATTCGGTTTCCCGTAAACGGAACCGATGTCTTTGTATCCGTATTCCGGTCTCATATCGAGCCACGCATAGCAGCGGTATTCGGTAGATTCGAACATCTGCACGACATATATCTTTCCGCCGTCAAGTATGTCTCTGACAAAGCCATGCTGGTTCCCCGGAAGACTTACGCTTTCATCGATTCCGAACCGATACGCGGGACTACCAGCGCTTTTTGCGATGATTTGTGCTCGCACAAAGTACGGATTGTCGCATGAATGACAAGTGGTACTGGTTGCTTTGTTCACCATTTTCAAATACACTCCTTTTTTGAACGCAAAAAGCGGACCTCCCAAAATCGGGAAGTCCGCCTCGAAGCAGGATTGTAAATTGTACGAATACTATTTTATGCCGTTCGCACAAAAGGTCAAGAAAAAGAGTTTGTGCAAAAAGCGTTAATGGTTCTTGAGTTTGAAAGCGGGGCGAACGCCATAAGAGGAAGAAGCGAAGCTGGCGTGCGCATAACCGTTGCCGGAGACAGAGGAGAAGGAAGCAGCGGATTCTCTGACCTTGTTTATCAGCCAGTACCACTGCAAGTTCTCTTCCTTAGTTCCATCGAACGCCATGCGGTTTCTGCGCTTCTTCATCGGCTTCCACTGCTTCACATACGGGCTTTCGTACTCACCGTAGTAGTTCTCACCGAAAATCTCCTTCTCAGTCGGCAGACGGAGCAGGTCACCGTTGTCAAACGGAGTCATCATATCCGTGAGTTCTGCCGGGAAGAGATTCAGAATCTCACTATTCAGCTTCTTACGCAGGTCACTCTCTTCGTAACCTCCTTCATTGGTACGGGTGCTGTTCATCGGGTACTCACCAGGCAGACAATCAACCAAGCAGAAAATCATGCCGTCCTCTTCTTGCTGCACTGCCATAGCCTGCACCTTTACACCACCTGCGAGTTTGACATCGATGACGTCTCCGACCTTGGAAGCATGAACGTCAGGCTCAATCATTCCTTTTACTTTCATTTTGTTTTCCTCCGTTTTAGATTGGGATATTTATTATTTTTGGTGGGATTTCTTACGAAATTGGTGGTCTACCAATTTATGCAAAAACAATCCCTTTGTTTTTGGCAACAAACTTACATTTACCAGATGAATATGAGTTGCCGTTTGTGTCGTAATATCCATCCGCTAAGACTTTTAGTCCTAATCGTATCGTAGGACTCAATACCGACAGCAGGATACACGACTTGCATCGACTTGCCGCCAGCTTCAATGTTCAGACGAACATTTTTGCGGTCTTAGACAGCAGCCATCAGATTCTTACAGACGCTTTCCCAGCAAGAAGGGTCCGCGCTGAACGCATCCAGATGTTGCCGGGCCTGAACCAGATATGCCACAAAAGGTTCGGCAAACTCCTTGGCGAACGAATCCCAAATTCCAGACTGTTCCAGAACCTTGGCAAACCGCTCTTCCCATCCGGTGGGGTTTGCAAGGTAGTCAACGACAACAGAATCATCGAATTTCTCCAGAAGTTTCAACATCACATCGAGCGAAGTGGTATCGTTGTTCCGGTCATAAACATACTGCTTGATGGCGTTGTCGTATGTCAAGGACTGAAACCTCTTGTCCTTCATCACCTCGGCGGAGGGAGTGTAGTTCTTCTCGATGTATGCGAGAAACTTTTCTCTCATTTCAGCCGTGACCCAGTTAGAATTAGCCTGCCTATAATCGTCAAAGAGCAGAGCAAACTCAACAGACTTGCAGTAGGTCTCTTTGTGGTCAACGATGAACGCCATGAACTCGAGACCATTCTTAATGCTGAAATGGTTCACGCCCATAGCCAGAGGGAAAGAGAAGGAGCTCTGCGCGTAGAGGGCTTCGACATAATGTTCTCCCTTAGCCAAAGGAACGCGCACAAAGCGCCAAAAAGTAGTGTTTCCGAAAGTGTTGGTGACAGCACCTTCCAGAACGGTATCCGAGTCATTTGCGATATAGGAATCGAAGATTTCCTTTGTGATAGTTTTGTAGTGCATATAAACCTCCTATGGGTTAGACCTTTTTCTTCAGAACGACGTAATGGAAGCCGACGAGCTGCTTTGGCACATCAACGGAGGACTCGTCGTCTGGGTCGTAATAACCCGTCTCGACCGAAAGCCCCATAGCTTCCATGCCGCTCGCAACCACATCGAGCTCCTGTTTGTTGTGGGAAACGATAGTGTTTTCCACGAACTCCACAGTGTTTTCAGATTTGGATGCAAGGCGCTTGCCGTAAACGATATAATCGAAATTTTGAAGAAAAATCCCGGAAGAAAGGTCACTGAGTTGCTTTTCGGTGATGGCTTTCTGACGATTCAGATAATCGTCATTCATGGATTTAACGCATGTTACATCTTCATCGACCCAAAGGATGCGTTTTGATTCATCCCCGTCAGCACGAATACCGTCAGCAATGATGGCAAGAGGCTGGTCAGTCTCCATATCATCATCACCGGCGTAAAGATGACCCATTACGATGTCGTTTGTATCGTTCGGCAGCTCGAGGAGGAACCAAGAACAGTGGCGATGGCTTTTAACATTATCGGTCGTAAGCCAAATGCCGGGATAGGACTCTTTGGTTTCTTCACCAAGAGAAAATTCCGCATTGGCACTGTCTGCGCCAAGAACTGTTGATACGGTAAGAGAAATAGGCGGTTTCTCGTCATTCGGCCAGAACACCTCGATAACTTTCTCGATAGGGACAACGACAGATACGGGTTTTTCGCTGAAATTAGAAGAAAGTTTCAGTTCCATGTTAATGTACTCCTTGTTATAATTGGTTGTTTTTAGATATCGACGTAGTAGTATCCCGTCAGAGAATCCACCTCGCCGCTGCGTTCGTCTTCCTTGGGGTCGAAATATCCGGTAACAGCATCGAAACCCATGGAATCCAGCATATCCGCAATGCGGTTTACAGTAGCCTCATCCTTCGAGACAATCAGGGATTGAATACGCTCTACATAGCCGTGCGTGGCTTCCTCCAAGCGTGTTCCGAAATTAGCGTAGCTGAACGGCTTGTCGAACTGTTTTTCCGTGGCGGCAAACCACTTATACTTGTTTTCACCCTCGGATTCTTCACGGAAATCCTGAACGCTGATGGTTCTTCTGTTCGCGAAAACGATTCGCGGAGAATCGTCATCAGATGCTCGATAGCCGTCCACAATACGAACCAGCCAATCATCGCTTTCCGTTTCGTTGTTGCCGGAATACAAGTATCCGGTCACGAACGGATTCAGCGTATTCGGAGCTTCAAGAGAACACCAGAGCGCTTCGGTGTCAAACTTTTCATTTCGACTCTCAAGGTCAACACTCAGGTAGTTCTCCTCCTTCTCATCGCAAATCGTCATGGCGGCAAGAACGGTCTCATCCTTAACCGTGGCAGACATCTCGATGCGGTTGGGCTTGTCATTTTCGTCTGCCCAGTATTTTTGAATTAGGTCTTCCATGGGGATGGTGACGCTCTTGCCGTTATTGCTTTTTAATGTGATTTTCATAGTGTTTTCTCCTTATCTTTTCTCGATGTAGTCACGGATATAGTTTAGTACACCCTTTTAGACGGTCAGTGCAGCAAAATCGAAGTCATTCAAACAATCGCAATCCAAAAACTGCCTTCCGCAAATTTATTACACCCCTTTCTTTTTGTTGACGCAAAAAGGCGGACCCCCAAAATTAGGAAGTCCGCCTTAAAGCAGAATTGTGAATTGTACGAACGCAAATAGCGTCCATGCGGATAGTATCTATCGTACGAATACTATTCTATGCCGTTCGCACAAAAGGTCAAGAAAAAGAGTTTGTGCAAAAAGCGTTAATGGTTCTTGAGTTTGAAAGCGGGGCGAACGCCACCAGAGGAAGAAGCGCTGCCGCAGTCCGCGCCACCGATGCTGCTGCCATCGGAGAAGCCAGAAACGGATTCTCTGACCTTGTTCATCAGCCAGTACCACTGCAAGTTCTCATTCTTACTGCCATCGAACGCCATACGGTTTCTACGTTTCTTCATAGGCTTCCACTGCTTCACATACGGGCTTTCATACTCACCGTGGTAGTTCTCTCCGAGAATCTCTTTCTCAGTCGGCAGACGGAGCAGGTCACCGTTGTCGAACGGAACCATGAGTGCTTTGAGGTCTGCCGGGAAGCGGTCAAGGATTTCACCATTCAGCTTCTTACGCAGGTCGGACGCTTCATAGCCACCCTCATTGGTACAAGTTTCATTCATCGGGTACTCTTTAGCCAGACAATCAACCAGGCAGAAAATCATGCCGTCCTCTTCCTGCTGCACTGCCATAGCCTGTGCCTTTTCACCATCGGTGAGTTTAACCTTGATAATATCTCCAACCTTGAAAGTGGAAACGTCAGACTTAATCATTCTTTTTACCTTCATTTGGTTTTCCTCCGTTTTTGATTTTGACATAGTAGTATCCCGTCAGAGAATTCGCCTCGCCATTGCGCTTATCTTCCTCCGGGTCGAAATAACAATTTTTCCTTGGTTTGTTTTCAGAACGGAATGCATTCTTCGACTACGACTTTTTCTCCGTTGTAGGTGGCGGTGAATTCTTCCGCATCCAGCCATTCCCGGTTACAGGCGTAATCCGAGTAGCCAGAGAAAGACACTGTCTTACTGCCGAACAGTCGCTTACATTCCTTGTTGAACTCTGCCTCGGCGTAATCCCGGAGCCGATTTAGCAGCCTGTCCTCGTTGTCAGAGGGGTATTCTTTGCGGACGGTAAAATCGTAGCTTTCGCCCGTGGTGCAGGCGAAATAAAAATAGGCTTCGCACATTGCTGTTTTTTCCATTGAAAAATCTTCCTTTCTGACATTTTCTGACATGAAAAAGCGGACCTCCCAAAATCGGGAAGTCCGCCTTCAAGCAGAATTGTGAATTGTACGAAAGGCAGAAAGCCTTTTTGATTTGGAATGGTATCTATCGTACAATACTCATTCTACTTGTTTCGCACATTTTGGCAAGTAAAAAATGCTGCTCATTCGAAGACGAGCGGCAAAAAAATGTTAAACGAATTGCTTGAGAGTGGGTCTGATATCAGATGTGGAAAACAGTCCATTCACGGTTGGGATAATCGTCGCAGAAGCTTGCAAAAGCGAGCGGAGCACCGTTGTCTTGGCTGTTTTTGTTGGAGTGTACGAAGACGTTGTAGTCTTCCATGTTCTCGACATCATCAGCCGTGGCATCTTCGTCAAAGACATCGTTGACGCTTTCCGCAATCAACTCTTTCATTTTCCCGAATGCCTCGTCGAAGGTGTCGTAGAAACCTGTGAGCTCGATGCTTTCGTATTCCTCATAAGAGAGAAGGAAGAAAGGCTTGTCAGTCGTGACCTCAAAAACAGCCCATTCGACGCTTTCTTCGTCGTCTCCTTTCCAGAAGTCATAGGTAGCATGTACTCTGGGCTCGCTGTTGTCAGCATGGCAGTTTTCATCGAAATCGAAAGAGAATCTGTAGCGCTCCTCATTCTCGTGCGTGATATCGGCACCGGTAAGACCTGCATGATAGTTCTTGTTTATGCGCTGTGCCATGCTGTCCTTTACTGCGGTGACCGCCTCTTCCAGTGTGTCCTTCTTGCAGATAAGGTTCGTGCAATCATAGTGTTCGCTCTTAATCACGATAAACATTTTGTGGTCTCCTTTTTTGTTTTTGTTTGATATGCTTTCCCCCGTCAACTACCCCACCTGAAGGAGGGGGCGTGAAATCCCGCAGAATTCCAATAATTCTCACTCAATGGATTTTTATAGCACGGTTCTGTCCGTACGACCAAGTATCAATTGCGGGTTCGTTCTGCGTGATTCAGTAAAATTAGCAAGATAGCCTGTCGGCTACCTTATTCCTTTTTTTTGTTTGCCTCGGACATCGGGTTTTTCCTATCTAACAAAGCCGCCCACTGAAATGTGTCGTGGGCGGCTTTGTTAGTTGTTAGTTTTCGAAATTCGGATTCCTCCAGACCACTTTCTTTCCGTAATGGATATCCGAAATATACTTGAACGGAATCTTATGCTGGTTTTCGAGAGCGGCATCGTTTTCCTCTAAAAATTCCTCAATGCGTTCCTCTTCACTACGCGGAGCAATGTTCCATGTATCGAGATATCCATCATACATGGCATCCAGATTGAAAATTCTGTCGACGGGGTACTTGACAGAGTCGATTTCTCCGTTGACGTCCAAGCCAAGGTGGACGTTCTTATAGTTCTTGATGCTGTCTGTTAAGGATTTGAATTTCCCTTCAGGAGTATCGGGATTGCTGTACTTTTTCACGTACTCTTCCGTCAACTCCTCCGTCACGGCCAATGTAATCCAGAACTGGAGCCCGGAATACTTAAGGTTCGCTTTCATGATTCTCTTCATCGTCCGTTCAGCCCAGCCGGTGGGATTAGCAAGATAATCCACTACCAGTTCATCGGCATTTGTGGATGTCAGGCCAAAGCAAGACCCTTTTCCAATCTCATCGACAATGCTGTCAATAGGGCTGCGATAATTCTTATACCCCTTTATTATGCGACAGAAAGCGTTCTGTCGTGCTATCTTGTCGTAATAACTGCCCTTGAGAATTTTCTTCTTGTCTTCTTCCGTCACATTCTCTCGGAACATATCGAACAGCTTCTGTGCCATTTCCTCTATGACAGAATCCGAGGTAAAAGAAGAACGGCAGAAAATCGTTTTGAAGTCCTGTGTTTCATTGACGGTTTTGGCATTGTCGACAACGAGGCAAAGGAAGCGTATCTCCTGGTTGAATGTTACGGGTTTATTTTCCCAGGTTCCATAAAACCGCTGCCCGTACAGAACATCTACCTTGTGCTCACCATAGGCGAGCGGAATGCGCATAAAACGGTAGTAGTACTCGGACAGCTCACCGGAATCAAGAATGATATTGCCTTCAAATGAAGGAGCGCCGAATTCGAGGAACGTTTTGAACCCCTCACGGTTGATATTGTTTGCCATGATATTTTTCCTCCCAAAATTACAAAATTAGTTTACCATAAAATACGCAAGCACAAGAAGTATGGCGAAAATTATGGCGGTGATTACAATCTGTTTTAGCATTTTCTTTTTCGATGGGTTGTCGCAGGAAATTATCGAAGCTGCGTCAGTCATTACAAGGATATAAAATCCGACGAATGCTGTGATTAGATTCATGCTGTACATCAGATGCGCACCTATGAAAAGGCTCGTGGTTATTGTTACAAGTTCGATGATAAGCTTGACTGTTTCCTTTGCCGAAAATTTTTCACGCAAAACAAGAATTACCGAAAAGACTATCATTATAGGATATAGTACAAGAAGCATGATGGACTCCTCTCTTGATTTTTGGGTTTTGGATTCTTTCAGAGAATCTTCTTTATAAATTTGACGTTTGTGGGATTATCGCTGTTGGCTCATGCACGGTGCAAAGGGTCAAATGGTACAGCTTCACTGTGTATCTGCTCTAGGCTCAGAAATTTTCCAGAATGTCTGGTTCCCATAATAGATTGCCTTGACACAACCAATGGGAATCCTGTCATTCGACAAACCATGTTTTGCAAGGAATTTCTCTACTTCTTTCCGCATACGCAGAGGATAAATATATTCCGTAGGCACGGAATCTTTCTCAACTGTCTGCGGACAGGCTATTTCAGCTGCCGGATACAGAACCTTCTTCATGTCGCCGTCAATTTCGAGTTTCAAACGCACGGTTAGCGCGTCACCAAAAGCAGAGAACATTTTCTTGTAAGCGTTCTCTTTGCTTCCAGGTTCATTGTATTTGGCAATGTACCGCCGTGCCATGCGTTCAACACTTACGGCATCTCGGCCTACGCTTGCGCTGAATGCTGGATATTTGCCATCGACATAGAACTTGTCAATCGTATCGATAGCATAATCTGCCCAGTCTTCAGGAGATTCCAGATAATGAATGAAAAGGTCGAAGCTAGGTTGATTATCATATGCTCGCGGCAGAGGTGCCTGAGCAACTTCCGCCAGATACATCAGAGCGTTCTTATAGTTGCTATTCCCGCAGACAGCCCGCTGGAAAGCAATCTTTTGCGCGATGGCAATATAGTAAGGGTTGTGCGTTTCCACTTCCGTTTCAGGGTTCATTTCGCACAGCTTTTCGTACAACAACTCAGCCATTTTCAGATAAGTTTCCTTGTCTGCGCTCCCGGAATAACAATCCAGGAACAGGTTGGCGTAATTACACGAATAGAAGGCTACGTCACCCTCCTTAGAAACAAGGCCGAAGTAAATGAGCTCCTTCCGGTAATTTAGCAGTTCGTTGCGCCGGAACTTCTGCCCGTACAAAGCGCATACCTTTTCACTGATGGGTATTTTCACAAAATAATAATGCCCTTTGTTCTTTCCAGAGTCAGAAATGATGTCGCCATCAATAATCTGAACTTCGGTTTTGAGAAAGATACTGAAATTCTTTTTGGTAATCTTGCTGATAGTCATATGACATTTTCCTTTCTCGGTTTGCAAAACAAAAAAAGCAGACTCATCCATAAAGGACAAGTCTGCTCGATGCTTGCAGGTTGTGAATTGTACGGCAGCGAAAGTGCTGCACAAGTTGGTATCTATCGTACAATAACTATTCTATGCCATTCGCACAGTATAGCAAATAAAAAACGCCGCTCATCCGAAGATGAACGGCAAAAATGTTATTGGGCTTGATTCAGAAGTTGACTGAGCCAAGTTGGTCGATATGTTCCAATAGGAAGAAGCTGCCCGTTGCGATATTCTGCAACAAGTACAAATCCATTGTCATTATCGAAAAACTTAGCTTCATCGCAGTATGGCAAAATTTTGAGGACATCCTCAAAACGGTGAGAAAAACGGGCGTTGACATCCTTAGTGGGAATATCATGCCCCCCACGCTCTACACGGTTTCGAATTCGTCGAATACTTTCTTCGGCGGTATCAAGACCGACATAGTACAGACGAATATAATATCCAGCTTCTTTTGCACGTTTGCAAAGCCGCTTGGGATATCCACCGGAAAGCGTCGTCTCTTGTGTGAAATTCACACCGTCCATTAAGGCACGCTCGATACGCTCAACAGCGAGTTTGCCGCCTTCGTATTCGTCACCGCCACACTGAATGGTTAGTTTGTCGGGGTCAACCACAATGCCGAAATCGTTACGCTCAGAACGCAAAGAACCGGTTAAGCTGGATTTTCCTGCGCCATTCACGCCGCCAATCAGAGTGTAAATTTTCATGGTATCACCTCTTTACTATTATACCACATTTTGCGACAAGCGGCAATCGTTTTGCTTTTCAGGCAATAAGCCGTTAAAAGCATATTCTACAATTCCTTGCTTGTAGTAGTTTTCGTATTTTTTATAAAGGGTAAAGCCGTTTTTCTTTAGCAGAAATTCAAATTCGTTGATATGAATTGATGAAACGGTAATGAGTGGATTTGTACATTGTAATGCCTGATGTGCGATTTTTAGCAATTTTGTAGCAATCCCTTGGCATCGGTAATGTTCAGCTACTCTTAATGTACAAATCTTCTTTTCATCAGAATCTTTTAGTATTAGAACGGCAACTATTTTCCCATCGTCCAGAACAGTATAAATTATCCGATTTTCACTTGCCAATTCGGGAACGACTGTACTATAGTACCATTTACTAAAATTGCTATACTCATTATCCAAGTCGTGCAGAAATTCATATATAGCAGTGATGGTTTGGCTATCATCAGCTTTAACGCATACTTGTTTCATCGAGCAGTCTTCACATCCAACAAATGACCATCATCAGGCTTATTGAGCCAGTCACACCAGCTCATGTTGTTGGAAGGAAAGTCTTTTGCACCGCTGTGAACATCGTTCAGAAAGACGGCAAGATGAAACTTATCGAGTTTCCGAATCGCATCAAGGCGGGTTTCGGTCGCAGAATTCTCATCTGAAACGTCAGCCCCAACCTTTTTCCAAATTGCCCTTTCGGCTCCTTCAAAAGTTGAAAAGCGTTCGCGCTCCATCGAGAGTTCTTCTGTCTCAAACTGCGCCTCAGCAATCAATGCCCAGCGTTCGCTTTCACAGTTGGCAGAGTCCAGCAAACCGGAATATGCCTCCAGCAGCTGGTCGTAGTCATCCGGGTCAAGCTCGGTCGGGTCTACTTCACCGTGTACGACAAAATAGGTGCCATTTGGAGCTTCGAAAATGTCGTATAGTTCGTATCGGGTTCCGCCAACCTGACGTCGCCACTGGCATGTATCAGGGTCGGTGCAAACCCAAGTCTTGGCTTCCAGCTCTGCCTGTTTCAGGTCGTCCGCCAAATCAGAGAGAGCTGCGGAAACCTTTTTGTTTTTCTCCAGGGTCTCAGTAAGACTGATGGTGTTCCCTGCTGCCGCTGCAGCATTGTACATGAACATGGCAAAACGGTCGCTGCTGTACTTTTCAGCCATAGCCGATACTCCCTCAGGAAGATGATTTTGAAAAAGACGAAGGGTATCTTTCGGGACAGAATCGGCTGGGTACTCGAGGGTTACGCGTTCACCAAGGGCATCGTGTTTCAGCTCAAAATTGTGCTTTTTGCAGATTTCGTCATACTGAATGCAATACATAATTATTTCTCCTTTTATTGTTTGAAAGCAAAAAGCAGGCCCACCGAGATAGTGAGTCTGCTGATTGTCTTGCAGAATTGTAAATTGTACGCATTTCGGCCATAGGGCTGTTATCTATCGTACAATTTCAATTTTAGTGGAATCGCACGTTTGAGCAAGTCTGCTTGTCAGACTTTCTCAACCTCATCCGAACCATAAACAATGTTCAAATGCGAACCATTGTCCCAGTGCATCAGGAGACTGCCGGTATCATCGACACCAACAACCGTACCTTCTGTACCAAGAGGTGGTGCCTGGATGTCATCAATTTTGACAAGCCGAACCCGCGTTCCAGCGGGGTATTCTTTGCGGATGGCTTCGACAATTTTGATATTTGGAAACATAGTATTTCTCCTTTAGCTCATTGCATTTGTTTTTTGATGATACTCCAAATACGGTCTGCGATGTTTTCGGCGGTATCGAATCGAGTGACAGATTCACCTTTCCAGGTTCCGCCGTTGCCGTTGATACCGTTGCGGAGCTTAATGCAGCTGCCGCGATTGGCTTTCCACTCATGAAGATTCACCGAGTAGTCGTCAAGCAACACAAAAGAGTTGTCGATGCACGGTGCCTTCAAGCGGTTTGCTGCGGCTCTGGCCTTGCTGCTGCCGCACGCAACGAAGATGCGGTGTTCGGAATCAATTTCTGGAAGATAAGCGTCAAGCCAGGCATTCTTTTCAGAAACCGCATATTGGTTTTCCGGAATATAGGCGGAAAGTGCATACACATCAAGTTCCGGCTTCGTGGTACAAAGAATCTTCACAGCATCCAAAACCGTCTGATAGGGCGGCAAATCTCTGAAATAGCCCGGCTGAAGCAGGTCCTCAAAGCAGGCCGCCTGCTTCCAGACGGCGAGAGTGCCATCCATATCGACGAATAAACGTGCCTTCATATCATTTGTAGGACTCATAATTTTCCTCCTTTTTAGATGTGCAAACAAAAAAAGACAGGCCCACCAAGACGGTGAGTCTGCCATTTATTTGCAGAATTGTAAATTGTACGACCAAGTAGGCATAGGCTGTTATCTATCGTACAAATACTATTTTATGCAGCTCGCACGTTCCTACAAGCGAGATATACAAGAAAAAGCCGCCTACCCGAAGGCAGGCGGCTTAATGTGATTAAGATTAGTTGTAGTCAGACTCTGTCATGACATGGGCACGATAAGTAGTGCCAGTGGTTTCATCTTCCAGTTCCCAGCAACCAGTGAAAGCGTCACAGGGTTCGGTAAGAGCCACCTCTTCGCCCTCGCAGTCGTAGAGAATGGCTTCGGCGAAAGAATCGTCCTCCGTACCACAGCAGCGAATATCCAGGCTGAAACCGTCCGGAAACGTAGCCGTCTCACTCAACGATGCGCCCATCCCCTGCAGCTCTTTGCCGCGAAGATACTTTTCAATGGTTCTGGCACGTTTCTCGCTGATGTAAACGGTTTTTTCCAGAACGTGGGGTTCAGGAAGGACATTGACAATCACATGATATTCTGCACCCTTGTACGGCAGGACGTAGTGATTGCAGAATTTGTACATGCGGCCGGAATAAGCCAGGACTTCTTCAGAGGAATTCTTGTGAAGGACAGCCTCATTGTATACTTTGCCGTCATCATCACACTTCCAAGTGATAGTCATGTCGATGTCATCCGGGAAAAAGCCACTGACAGAAATGAAGCTGTTTTTGTCGAAGTTTGCACCATAGCGAAACCCGGCAATGATTCCGTCATATTCCTCCTTGTCAAGAGTCGAGCGCTGAACATACACTCGCTCAAAGCCCTTGCTCAGCTCATATGCGCGAGCCACATACAGGATAGTGTCCACCAAGCTTTCGATGCTTCCAGCGGTCATAGTATCTTGCGTCCGGCGAGCCCAGAGGTCTACGCCGTTTTCAATGATGCTGCACTCATAGACGTAATGGAGTTTTGGGAAGGTTGTGCCGATAAGCTGCATACGCAACACTGGCTTATCACCTTTAGGATAGATGTCGTCAATCGGAAAGTTCAGGGGTTCGAAACCTACATCGTCAGGAGCATCACCAGAACCGGTCCAACGGCAAGGATTCCGTTCTGCGATGAACTCGTGAGCCATCCGATTGGCAACGGGTTCCGGCAAGCCTTCCCATTTCTTGACATCGAGCTTCTTTTCCAGCGCCTCGATGCCCTTTGCGATGGATGTGAGGAAGTTATCGCCGAAATTTTCCTGGCTGTGATTCGATTCCTCGACAAGTTGGTCGAGCAGCCCGGCGTCGTACAGATACTTCTTGGCGAGCTCTGTAGAAATCTCCGCCGAGCCCAGAATGTTAATAGCGGTTTTGAGGTATTTCTTGACTGCCGTTTTGTCCTGCTCATGCTGGTAGAATGCGGCCAGCTGTTCCATCTCGTCAAGCGTTATGACAAGGTTATCGTGGGGTTGGTTGGTGGTTCCACCGAAAATGATAGAACCGTCTTTGTAGCCAATAAACATTTTTTTACACTCCTTTTTATAGTTGCGCAAACAAAAAAGGCAGGCCCACCAAGACGGTGAGTCTGCTCTTTGCTTGCAGAATTATGAATTGTACGAACGCAAAAAAAAACGCGCCAAGTAGATGGTATCTATCGTACAACTTTCATTTTAGGCGAATCGCATATTTTGGCAATAAAAAAAGAGCCCCGCATTTCTGCAGGACTCTGGTGAAGCAAATCAAGTGTCGGCACAATTTGTTCTGACGGCTATCATTATTTTCTGTTTCCCTCAAAGTAAGGATTCTCCCAAAGAACTTTGCGCCCACTTTCAATGCGAGAGACAGTCTTCATGGGAATATCAGACCAGTATTTACTGTAGCCAGCGCAGTTCTCTGCAAGAAATTCTTTCACCTCATCGCTGAGCTTGCGCGGTGCAATAGCCCATGCAGAAATGACCTTATTCTTAATCATTTCAAAAGTAATCAGGTTGGAAACAGGATATTGCACCTGCATTTCTTTTCCATTGGCTTCAATAACGAGCCGAATGTTTTTTGCTTTTGCAGTCGCAGCAAACAAACTACGGCACTCACTTTCCCAACAATGTGGCTTGGACTGGAACTCCAGCATCCTTGATTGGGTAAGACGTTGGACGGCAACGAATTTTTTCCCGATGCTTTCGCTGAAAGGTGTGCCATCGCGAGAAGTGAGATTCTTATCGAGGACATTGACTACCCTTTCCGCCCATCCGGTAGGATTAGCAAAGAACTCGATGGTCGCGGTGTCATCAATGTGTTCAAGAAATTTACGAAGGCTTTCTTCAAATGCGGTGTCTTTCTTTTGCAGGACATACTGTTTGACAGCGTTTTCATAAGCCTCGTTCTGCAATTCGGGCGTGTTCAGATAGTCAGGGTCGAGAATTGTTTTCTGCTCCAGATAATCCCACAGCGTTTTCGTCATCTCACCCATTGCGGAATGGGGACCAGTGTAAGCAGAGGTGGCATCAAACAATCGCAGGAACTCATAGCTTTCAGCATAGGTCTTTTCGTGGTCCACAACATAAGCCATAAACTCAAGGTTATGCTGTTCATAAAAATGGTTTTTGCTCATGCTGGTGGGATAGTTACTGCACATTTGCCCAAATAATGCCTCGACACTATGCTCGCCATCGGAAAGGGGAACGCGGACAAAACGGTAGAAATTCGAGTTGTAGTGCTTATCCAGAACGTTACCGTCCAGAACGGAAATAGCAGGATTAGAAAGAAAAGAACGGAACGCTTTTTTCATCAATAGTTTCGAGATACATAGTTTTACTCTCCTTATTTGTTATTTTTGGTTAGGTGGGGAAATTTATGGTATCAGTTCAAGCGTCGTACTCATCGAGCTGCTTTTCGGTGGCAGCGCCTTGGCGTTTCAGATAGTTGTCGGTTAGAGGTTCAACGTGAGTCAACGACCCATCCACCCAAAGCACGCGCTTCGACTCGTCGTCCTCATTGCGAACGCCATCAGCGATAACGGCAAGAGGCTGGTCAGTCTCCGTCTCATCATTTCCAGCGTACAGATAGCCTTTTACCATGTCGTTGGTTTCGTTCGGCAGCTCCAAACAGAACCAGAAACCTGCACGACCGGTATTGCTGTTTTTGCTGGTGAGCCAGATACCGGGATAAGAATCCTTCGTTTCCTAGCCGAGCATAAAGTTAGCACTGATGCCGTCTGCGTCAAGCTCAGTGGAAACAGAGAGAGCAGAAGGTTTGGTGGCGTAAGGCCAGAAAGCTTCGATAACTTTTTCAATCGGAATAGTTATCGGCACGGATTTGCCATCAATTTGGCCCGTGATTGTCATTTTCATAAAAATACACTCCTTTTGTTGTTATAACGCAAAAAGAGCGGACCTCCCGATGTGGGAAGTCCGCTCTTCATGCGAAATTGTGAATTGTACGAAAGGCAAAACGCCCTTTCGATTGCTGGTATCTATCGTACAATTTCTATGATATGCTGTTCGCAAGGCGCGTCAAGTTTTATTCGTCAGCAATACCTATTTGACACACTCCTACGATTAAAATCGTGGGATTCTACTTCAACGAGGCCGCTGGCTGGCCCAGTCTTATGCCTCTCGGTAACGGCATGGTGCCCCATCCGTGAGAGTATTTTTACGCAGGGTAGCCCATTTGGACTAATCCCATACGGCATATATTGATAGCTGCATTGACGTCTCTTTCGTGGTGCGTGCCGCAAGATGGGCAATCCCACTGCCGCTGCTTGAGTGTGAGCTTCGGGTAGATGTACCCACAGCGACTGCAGCACTTGCTGGATGGAGCGAAACGGTCAATTTTCACGACCTCCGTGCCACAGTTGGATGCTGTCCACTCTAAGATTTTGACAAACTCACCAAACGCTATATCATTGATTTTGCGTCCCCAGAGTTTTTGCATCCCTGCAAGATTTAAGTTTTCAATGCAGATGATAGCGTAATCCGCTATCAGTTGGTAAGCAACCTTAAAGAACCAATCGGTGCGTTGGTTACATATTTTTCGATAGATACGTTCCAACTCTTTAATTGCTTTCTTACGGTTATTACTTCCCGGCTTACAGCGTGAAATATGTCTTTGTATCCGTTGCAGTTCTTTCAGAGAGGCTTTATACCATTCAGGCGAATCTATCACGCTGCCGTCATCCAAGTTGAGGAAGTGCTTTAAGCCGAAATCCATCCCGACAGCTTTACCTGCTCGTGGAAGAATTTCATTACATTCCTCTTGGGTGACGGCAAAGAGGTAGATATCACCTAAATTGTCGCGCTTGACGGTTAAGATTTTCACTTTACCCTTCAAAGGACGAGAATCGAAATAGCGATACTTCTTACCATTGATGGTGACGCTGCCTTTGCCGTCAAACTTATAGCCTGCCTGTTTGAGCGTGAAGCTTTTATACATCTCGCGCTTCTTAAATTTTGGCAGCGACTTCTTGGTAGGATGCGCCTTTTTCTTATTATCAAAATAGGCTTTATAGGCGCGGTCAACGCGCTCCACCACATCCTGAATTGCTTGGCTGCCAAGATTATGCCAGTGAGCCCACTTGCGGCGCTTGCAGATTTTAGCAATGTACTTTTTCAAATCATTGGCTTTAAGCGTTTTACCATAGACCAAATAGTACATGCGCCGCATAGCAATGCAAAAATTCCAAATCTCGGAGGCAAGTTCAATCTGGCGCACCAGGTATCTGTTCTTTTTACTGTTGTACAGCTTATACTTGTAAGTTTTAACAACCAGACGCATAGATAGCAGCCTCCTTTCAGTTGGACTCTACTATCCATGGTACGCAATTCGCAAGCATAGGCAAACAAAAAAGCTGCCTATCCAAAGATAGACAGCAGCTATTTATTTTACTTGACGCCTTTCATCCCACGACTGAAGTCGTGGGTTTTCCCGGCTAGTTTTTATAAATTTCGGTCATACCGACATTTTGCTTGAACATAGGAATCATAATCCTTCTCCCTTCTCTTCGTTCAGCAATTCGCGTGCATGGTCGAGGACTTCCTTTGCAACAGGCTTACCGCCTTCATTCAGGGCAAGGAAAATTTCCAAGACTTCTGCGCGAGTTACGCTCTGGTCAATCTCAGCAACGCCAATGGAGGCATCCATAAACCAGTTCTTGTCCTGTGCGGAAAGGTCGTTGTAAAATACGCCTTTGTACGGGAATCGGTTCTCGTAAAAAGCAAGCAGGGTCAACATACGCTGCTTGCCATCAACGATTTCATAGTAGTTGCCATCGTTGCTTGTGCGAGTGAATGGCAGCTGCTTAAAGACGAAACGACCAATTTCGCGTCCTGCGAAGATGCTGTCCAACAGCTTTTCCCTGTCCTCATCACCCCAAACAGAACCACGCTGATAATCAGGGTTGAAATCAACGCCGAACAGGTATTGGAAGCTGAGCAGAGAGTACATGCTGCGGTTTGAGTAGTGCAGGCGGGACAGTGCAGAATTGCGCTTGGCAAAATGCGTGCTATTGCCATTATCCAGTGGGCGAACACTTGTCCAGGCCCAGCAGGAATAGTCGTCACAATTTGCACCACTGCGGATAAGATACATGTACCCGCCTTCCAGAGCCTCGTCAACAACGCAGTTTAGAAGGTGACCAACCTGTACTTTGTCGCCGACCGTGAAGCGATAAGATGGTTTCCCTGCACGCTTGGCAGTTTCACAGGCTCTCTCGTAGGAAAGACCTTCGAGCGCAGCTTGTTTCAGGTTGATTTTTGCGATTTCTTTTCTTGCACTTTTCTTAGCCATTGCGATTCTCCTTAACCAATCCGATGGACTCCGAACAAAACAGCAGGAAGAAGCTGCTCATACGGGGTGTATTGGGCAAAATCGTAGATTTGAGCCTCATCGCTGATGATGTATCCGCCAGGGCAGGATTCGCCATCTTCATTGGAACCGCCGTTGTCCTCAAGACCTCGGCTTTTGAGCTCGTTGAGGTAATCCTCACGCATAGCATCGTATGCTTCTCCGGGAGTGGAATACTGCTTTGGATTTACCTTTGTGAAAAGATGGCCCTCGTCATCGGTAAAAGTTTTTGTGATGATAAACATAATTTACACTCCTTTTTTTGTAAGTACGCAAAAAGGCGGGCCTCCAGATATTGGAAGTCCGCCTTCAAGCGAAATGTGAATTGTACGAAAGGCAAAGCACCTTTTCAATTGCTGGTATCTATCGTACAATTCTAATTGTATGGGTCTCGCACGAATGTGCAATGGTCTTTAGCCAAGCATCGTCACGTCCCCATCGACATACCAAATGTACTGCTTCCAGTTAGAAGCGGTCGCACCATGGATGAGCTTCAGCGCAGAAGCTGGAGGCACGCGACTCGGCTCAAATGACATCTCGTAATGCTTTTCCAGGCCGTATTTCCGCAGAACGATACTCGGCATTACTCTGCCAAGCTCGTACCACTTGCGAGGCGGGATACGGCTGCAATGTTCGCGGTGAATTTCAGCGTATTCCTGCTGGAATTTGTGAATGGCCCGAAGCAGCTGACACATCGGGCAGGTATTAAGGATGCCAGGGTCCTTGTAGCGGTATACTACAAGACGATATTTATCGTGTTCCTTGGTGGTCAGAACGACACCAAAATAGTTTTTTGCCATGATATTCTCCTCGTTTTAGTAGTTAGTACCATACTCCAGGGCGTAATCCGGACGCTGATATTCGACGACCGGCTTTTCCCAAGAGCAGATGGGTTCAGTATTGGCGCTCGGAAAATGAGAGCTGATTCCGTTGGTGGCAAGCAAAGCTGCCGTGCAATCCGCAATCTGTGCAAGAAGCTCAGGATTCCATCCAAAGGTGTCATCTCCGGTCAGCTGCTTGCACAGGACTTGTGCCGCTCGAAGAATTTCAGTGTCTTTGGATTCCTGCTGAATAGGTTTCGGTGCAGCAATTGTGACATTTCGTGCAATGACGTTTTTGGGCAATGGCTCATCGACCCATTTTCCCTCGTAAATCTCACGGGCATAGAAACCGTCTTTGTCGAATTCGTCAAGGCGAACCCAATGGTCGGCTTCCCAGGTCCTTTGAGCGATTCCGTCTGGATTGATAGTAACCATCACACGTTCATCGTGTGCGTTGTTTCCCCAATGGGTTTCAGAGTCATTGCCAAACTCCTGAATGAGAAGTTTCCTTGCGAGTTCTCCATCGGTCAGTGCAGCCAATTCTTTGATTCGTTTTGTGTTCATATTTTTTCTCCTTTTTCTGTAAACAAAAAAGGCAGGCCCATCGTGGTGATGAGTCTGCCTAGTTGTATCAGTTTGTGAATTGTACGAGCGCTGAAATGCGCAGATGCTATCTATCGTACATTCACAATTTTACCGGCATCGCAAGCAGCGTCAAGCTGTAGCAGCGGCGTCAGCAGTTGCTTTTTTGGCTTCCGTGTATGCTTCGTAAGCCGCGTGATATTCACTCAGCTTAATCTGCGTAACGGTGTCTGGAACCTTGGCGCTGCGAGTTGCATATTCGCAGGAATAATATCCGTAGATATTTCCCTGCTCATCATCCCACAGCTCCGTAGTGATGCGGCCAGAACCGTTGAAGTCGGCCCACCAGAACTGGTTGGCAAGGAATTTCTTGCCGTTCACGTTCTTACAGACCTCATCTTCCCACAGGCAGTTCATGGGCGAACGCTGCTTGAAGACAACAAACCCGTGAGCGTCACGGCGTTTCATAACCTGGGACTCGTATTTGGCGAGCAGTTCCGGCTTCAAATCAACAGTCAGTCGGTCATTCAAAACATACGAAAGCTTCTCATCAGGGAAATATTTGTCGAAGAACTGCTCTGCAATTTCAATGAAATGCGCTTTTTCCTCCTTTGTCGCGAAATAATTCTTGTAGAAAGTGGTGCCGGGATTTACCTTAAATGCCATTTCAACCATTGCTATTACTCCTTTTTCATCTGTACAGTCCAGCCGTTCACGTCGGAATAAACCGCATAGAGCAGTGTTGCGAAATTATAGCCTCCGTCATACAGCGTATAACGAAGGGAAATGTTCAGCGCAAGAGTGCGTTCCTTGACGGTGCCATCACAATCAAGATAGCTGAATATCTTTGTCGGATGGGAAAACCATGCTTCACGTTCTTCATTGAATTTATCTTCATCGTATTCCACGACTTGCTTGAAACACGAATCAAACGTGGCAAGCTTGACCGACGAAAATACATCAGCCATCATCCCACACTTTTCAATCAATTCATCAGGCCATTCGACTTTGATGATTGCTGCACCATTGTGCAGCTCTTTCAGTTCTTTGCGGGGGCTCAGCGAGACGTTGTAGCGTTCACTGAGGAAGGTGAACAGCCAGGACCAGTCAATGACTTTCAGGAAGTTGGATACTTCCTTGGAATCCATGAAAATTTTGATTTCTTTCCGTGCCATAGTTTTATCTCCTTATTGTTATGCTGCACCATATTTGGCCCACGCCTCTTTAACACTCATTTGATAAACCGCCTTAAACTGTTCTTTGAAATACGCATTGAACAATTCCCGGTGGTGAGGGCTCATGATGACTTCAAGAGTAAAGTCGGGGTCATCAGTAGAACTGTTGCAGTAAGATACATAGGCATGAATGGTATCGTCCGGATGCCAGTCAATGTACATGTTAATCCAATCTGCATTTTCTTCTGAGTTCAAATCAAGGCCAAATGCTTTGTCTGCATCAAACCAGATAGGGACGTAGACGTTAATCCATCCGTCGTAGATGACTTCTTCATTGGCATCGAGCGCGAATCGCATCAGTTCAGCAAAGTCCTGTACGATAATAGTCTCCTTCGTGCAGAGACCATGAACCATTTCGTTGTGAGTCATAAAATATGCTCCTTGTTATTTTTTGAAGGTGTCAAAGAATCGAATCATCTCACGGTTCACACCGACTGCAGATTCAGTCTCAGGATAGAGCGCTGCAAAAGCATGGACCGTTTCTCTCTTGGAAACAAAACCGTAGTCGTGGTGAACGCGCTCGTTTTCGAGGCATTTCTTAAACCCAAAAGTCTGTTTCTTGAGAAAGTCCTTTTTCCCGGTGCAGATATAGCACGGGGGGATGAGTTTGGAATAGGTTTCAGGCTTGATGAACTCAGCATAACTGTGATTCTTCCAGCCCTTAGACATATAGTAGTTCTGAAGCAAACCTACCTGGCCCTTGTAGATGTAATACATACCGCTCTGCAGGCCCATCGCGTTGATGACGAGCTTCTTGGCTGCCTCGGGTACGTTCTCTTCCAGTTCGTCCTCTACCGGCTGCATCTTGACAGGATAGCGGAGAATAGAGCTTGCCATGCAGGCAAGGAATGCGCCAGCGCTGTCGGCAACTACAAAGACCTGATTCAAGTCACCAACGAAATCTTCAGCACGTTCAGCTACAGTAGCAAACGCATTGATGACATCAGTGATTTGGCCAAAGATGTTGGTTTCAGGGACCAGACGGTAATCCGGTACAAAGGTGAGATAGCCTTCCTTAGCGAGCCAGGTTGCCAGGTTTTGATTCTGTTCTTTCCGGCCAGCAATCAAGCCGCCGCCATGGATATCGATGATAATCGGATGCTTTTCGGCATCGTTATCCGGGCGATAAACGTCCATGAAAAGATTCTGCTTGCCGCAAATACCAATCTCAGTGGCAGTTATGCCTTCATGAGACATAACAGGCTGAGACTTGATGATTTCTTCTACATGGGTGCGTTCTTTCTTGGTGGCGGCATTGATGAAATTCATGATAAAAACTTCCTTTCAAATTGATAAAAATAATAGCGGCCGCCAATCTATAAATAAATGAGATTAGTGGCCGCTTGGTTGTTACTGAAATTCAAATGTGTATTGGGTTCCTCGCTCGGTTTTGACGAAGATTCTGCTGCCTACAAAGCCAATGGCTTTTACCGTGCTGGTACGCAGAATGTCTTGCTGTTTTGGTGTCGTTGTTTTGAATACGAGAGGCTGTCCGCTTGACAACTCAAGAGTTCCGACCCGTCCAATGAGCGGAAGAACTCTTGCGTTGAGACTTGTGGTGCTGTGTAGCACACAACTGCTGTTAATCCGCATCATTGTCCTCCTGATATGAACTGGTCAGATATCCACATCCGGGTACTGATTCAACACATGATTGAACCTATCATCCAGGTGCTTGTCGTTTTCATCCCGTTCGGGATAATTAAACTTTCCTTCCTCTTCTGCTGCATCCCCCAAGCGTTCCATGAGTGCAATGACGCTTTCGAGCCAGGCGGAAGCCTTGCCAAACGTGTCATCCTCTTTTCTCTTGGCATAGAGCATGTCAGAGACTTCTTCGAGAGCCATTTTCTGCTGGTACAAAGTATTCCAGTTGATGTGCTCTACAGCGGAACGCAGGGGAGTTAAGTGTTCTGTTTCTGTTACAGTGTTTGTTACGGTCATCTTTTTATTTCTCCTTGTAGTGATTAGTTACGATAAACGTCAGCAAAGCACCGCAAAATTCCAACAAAAAAAGCAGACCTCCAAACGGATAGTCTGCTTCTCAGAATTGTGAAATTATAGCGTATATGTGCTGTTATCTATCATACAATTTTTATTGTATGCGTTTCGCACGAATACGCAATAACTATTTTTTAAGAATTAGGAATCTGAATTTTCCGAGCTGTCGCTGTTATCATCGGAACTGGACTCAGCGTTTTCGTCCGCCGTGGAATTGTCACCAGATTCAGCGTCGGTGTTTTCTTCCGCGCTTGTATCCTGTTCGACAGTCGAATCACTGTTGACTGATGCGTATGTACCAGTCAAGATGACGGGAACTTCACCATAACCCAGATAACCGCTAATCTGGCTGCCGGAATTTTCGACGAGGTACTTGGTTTCTGTCATGTTCGGGAACAAGTAGATATCCTGAATCGTAGTGCCCTTCACATTAGCGCTGTCAAAGGTATCGTTGCACGCCGCAACAACACTATACCCGTCATAGTTCCAAACCAGATAGAAGTTCTTGCCGCCAATTTCAACATCATAATCTGCATCTCGGAAATCTTCAAAGGTACGATACTGCTTGCTGGAATTGAAAGCGACAGAATCGTTGTTTGTCCAGTAGAGACCGGACGGATTGCCAAACAAACCATACAGGAAGTTGAACTGTTCCTCCGGCTCTCCGTCGGTCGGATAGCCTTCGAGTTTATCCGGGGTGACAGACGAATAATAGAGACCGTCAAGGAACGCATCACCAATATCGATACCGTCGTCATTGGCTGCACGACCGTCCAGCATCAAGGTCAGTGAGCCGCCGTTATATCCAATCGGATAATAGTCACAGCCGTCATCCTTGCTGGCAGTGTGAATGGAAAAATCACTGATTTCCTTTTCTACGCCTTCGCCTGTGGATTCTGCATTGATTTCGCCAATGACTGTATCACCGTTTTCAAGTTCGTTCAATTTCAGATATCCCTTTACAGGCAAATCCCGTACATCCTGTAATGCAACGTCCGTGATATCCAGTGTCTTGCCGGTATCAACGCTGCGCAGCGAATAGAACTTGCTGCCGTCATCGTAAGACAAAGGACTCTGCCCCATCGGAATACCGTCCGGCCAGGTAGTGTCAGGATTGTCCAGCGTGCCGGGCGTGAAATCCGGGAGATTCGACAGCAAAGACCAGGCATTGATGGGTTCCGGGGTCGGTTCGGCTGTCGGTTCCGGTGTTGCCGTCGCGGCAGCCTGTGCTGCTTCGGCACTTGCCGCTGCGGCCGCCTGGTCTTTCCGTACCTGAACCACAGATGTGGCACAGCCAGAAAGTGTCACAGCAAGTGCCATGGCAGCTGCGGTGATATTGATAATCTTTTTACTCATACGTGTTTTGCCTCCTTATGTTTACAGTTTTGCCTAATGCCGAGGAGCGAGAGACCTACCATGCCGATAAGCAAAGCGAGGAGTCCAAGTCCAAAAGCAAAGGCAATATATTGAATTACGTCGATGAGTTTAAGCCATTTCGCAATTGCAGCAAGCAAAAAAGCAAACAGGCCAAAGCAACCAGCCAGATAAATGAGCAAGCCAAACTGTGCAGTTCTGCTGAAAATCGATTCAAGTGTTTTCATGAAAAGCTCCTTTCTATAAATTCAATGGTATGCGATTCGCAAGAACCTGCAACAGGAAAACAAAAAAAGCTGCCCAGCCGAAGCTGGACAGCTTATGTATGATTATATATTATCGTCTGTTATCTCGTTCTTGTCTTCTGCGTTCACGCTCCTCATACTCTTTTTTCTGATACTTGAGTCGTTCATTCAGCAGGAAAGAGTTTTCATCGCGAGTCATTTGCAGTTTTACCTCGTACCAGCAGCCGTAAAGAAAGGCTGCCAGAATGCAGAAGCCAACGATTTTGACTAAGAGGTTGAAAAGAACGTTCACAATAACCGGAAAAATATAGCCGATGGCTTTGGCGATAAGCAGGATGAGCCCACCGAAGACAACGATTTTTGCGATTGTCTGAACAACGGGCGGGAAATCGCCCAGGACTTTGGAAATGGTATCGTTAATTTTGGTGATGATATTAGTGTTTTTGCCACCGTTGTTATTATTTTCTGCCATGTCGGTTCCTCCTTTTTGTGCCAATTATAGCACATATCAGCGCAAAGCGCTACATCCCGCACAAGGAATTTTCCTGTGCAAATGTCGAACAAAAAAATAATGCCGCCACCCTTTCGGATGACGGCAAGTGCTGTTATTTCTTTACGGGGATATTCTGGTCAAGAACCACATCAAAGCTGTAGTGCGGCATCTTAGATACATCACCACCAGCGGCCTCAAGGGTCATGTAAAAGTCCTCGTCGTTCATTGCCTGCACGAGAGTGTTCATCTCGTCGCAGGTGTGCTTGAGCATGGGGCCACGCTTGTTGCAGTACATCACAGCCGAAACAGGCTGAATGCCCTGTGCAACCATGCCATCCCAATGAGTCCGCAGCTCGGTTACAGACTTCAAAGTAGCAACGCCGCTCATGAAGTCATAAATCTTGCAGTGGGACTCGTCGATATGTTCCAGAACGTCGATACGAGTCCGGTTTGCGTACAGAGGGAACTGGAGTTCAACTTCATTCCCGGTGTCTGTAACCAGCCGATTTGCAAAATCCTGCGCATATTTCTCAAGAGTGAGAGGCTCGCTTTCGAGAGGCTTCACGTTTTCGGCAATAGCGTCGAAAATTTTACGCCATCCCTTGTCGCTCAGGTCGATATCCGACTTGTTGGCGAGGGTATTCAAGAACCCACGCGGCAGACCGGAAATATCAACAGCAACAACGCCGGTGAAAGCGTTGAAGACCGGGTGACGAGCCTTGTCCCAGATGGTATCAAACTGAGCGGTGGCGATAACACGCTCGCCGAGCTGGATATCCAAGCCCTGCGTAAGCATGTTGTTCTGGTAGAAATGCTTCAAGTCATAGCCACCAGTAACAACACCTTTGGTCGCATCCGTATCCAGCTGACCACACTCAACCTTGACAGGAATCTCGTACCCATCATAGTCAACAGTGAAGTTCTTTTCCTTCTGCTTCTCCTTATACGGCTGGAAAATGGGCTTGACGAGCACATCGCACGTCTTGCCATTCGCCATATGGAAATCAGGAATCAGGATACGGGCGGGAGCAACGCCGGTAGCGTCAGGTGCCAAGTAATTGCGGTACTTGACACCAAAGTGCTCAGCCAGGCAGGTACGCAGCACGTTCAGGCTGGTGACCCGGCTCTCAGCGCAGCTGCCGTTCTTGGTCAGCATGGTGCTGGCGGTAGCCTTGTCCATCTCCACATAGATGATGGTAGAAGGAGCGCCAAGAGCCTTAAACTGCTCACGCATAACGACATCTGCCATAGGAATCTCTTCCTGCTCGGACATCGTCATGGTCGTGGCGAACGGGCCGTCAACGCGGTGATAGCTGTCCTCTCCAGGCTGCTTGGAAGCGATGAACCAGGGATACTTGTTGCGGGTGGCAACCAAAATGAAATTATTCAGGCCAACGCCATGGATGCACAGCGGGCCCTCATTGCTGTGGCCGTTGCCAAACTGTAGGTTTTCCGGCAGCTTTTCCTTAGACATACCATTGCCCCAGTCGGCAATAACCACACCGATTAGGTTTTTGGCATGGCCTTTCACAATCGCGACCAAGATGTTAATGGCATCTTTGCAATTAGAGATGGCATTATCAACCGGTTCACAAGCGGCATCGCTCATGGGTAACTTCTGGCGCGAAATAGCGTCAAAGTAATGGTTGGTGATGCCGACGTTGAAAGTGACGTTGTTATTCTTCTTAGCCATAATATAACCCCGTAACGTGGGGCTGCCGTGCTGCTCTCGAATTTATCTCCACAGCAATGTGAGCCCCATATATCGGGGATGTTATTATTCTTTTTTGTTGTTTGTTTTGCAGGAGCCGCTGGCGATATCAGAAATCGCTTCTTTGACAGCTCCGAAAACGTCAGCTGATTTCAGAAAGTCTTCGGCCAATCCTTTGATGTGGCTGTAATTTTTGAAGACTTTCTTGACAAGAAATGCGCCAGCGATTGATACTACTGCCAAAAGCAGCAGAAATTTCGCGGCATCGGTCAGTTTCACTTGCTCCAGCAGGAGCGCGAGTATCACACCATCTTTGCTCAGCTAGGTCTTAATTAGACCGTGAACGAATGAACCATAGTCAGCTGTATATTGTTTGGCTTTGGCTTCGTGGCTGCTGATGATGGCGTCTACTCGCTAAATTATGTTTCGAATCATGGTAAAGTCCTCCTTGAAGGTTTGTAATTGTTATACGGTATATATAAATACGCTCTTAACGCGGCGTTCGCGTGCAGGAACATTTATATAAACACATTGACGCTGTGTACGCGTGCTATGTTGATTAGCATAGCAATTCTATATAATCAGCCTTTCCTTCGGCTGTCAGAAGTCCACATTCCGTGGGATGAATCTATATTAAACGCAGAAAATCTGCGGGAATCCTCAAAAAGAAAAAGGACAGAAACCCAATATGGGCATCTGTCCTTCTTCCAGGAGGTATATGAACTATGGCAAATCAATGATATCTCTGTTACATTATCTATTTTATGGGTGTCGCACACGCCGTCAAGAAGCTGTATAAACTTTTTTGAAAAAAGTTTGCACGCGTGTTAGTGGCTTTTTAGAATGTTACAACATCGTGCAAAGTCGTGCAACATTGTGTTTAGTTCTCCGATACAGAGCAAACAAAAGATACTGTACCACTCCAATCACCTGGAGTCAGATTTGCTTTCACCGTATAGTTTGAGGTGATACTAGCCAAGGCATCGTCACGTTTTCACGTTGTTTTGGGTGTTTCCACTATTATCGGGAAATCGCAAAAAATGTCAAAAAGAAAAAGCCGTCCACCAAACGGTGAACGGCTTTCGTGACAATTTATACTGCGGCGAGAACTTCTTTCAAAGTCATTTTGTCAATGCCTGCAAATTCTACAGCGGCAGTAGCCCAAAAGAAATCGCTGGCGCGGCATTCGTCGTATATCGGGTCAAATTCGTTACATTCGGTTTTGATGTCGAAAAATTCTTCACGGGAGAATCGTTCACACGGAATCCCTGCATTCCTCTGTACGAAATCTTTAATTCCATCGGTCATAATGGAGCAGCCAATCTCAAGGGTGTCGTCCGAGAGACTATCCCCATATGTGTTATATGATAGACCATAGTGAGATACATAGGTTGCGCGGCTTGCACCAGTATATTCGCTCTCGAGAAATTCACTAACAGTCTGCTCCAAAGATACCTTTCCATCTTCGTACAATTCACCAGAATAATCATACGGGCAATCATTGCTGCGCCATTCATAATGAGTGGGAATGGGGTTCAGCATTGCTGCCAAACTCTCCAAAAGCTGCTCTCTAATTACATCCTTCTGAGCAAGAAAAAGCGAATTCACATATTCTGCGATTTCATCTTCATTCTGCTTGATATAGTCGATACATTGCTGCATGCTTTCGGTAACAGGAGCTTCATGTGATTTCATTATTGATGCCTTCTTTCTATTATTTTAGTGTACGCGATTCGCACATATTAGCAAAAGCCGCTCACCCTGTGAAGGGCAAGCGGCAAGAGGTTAAGATTTGATGTACAAGGACGTTCCCTTAAACGGATTCAAGAGACCGGGCTTATACTTAGTGTGGACATACTCTGCGATTTCAGCGTCCGGCATGGCGCTCAAGACATCAAGCCAACATTCAGCATTGATTGCCATGAGGCCACCCATGCCAAGAGCATTTTCACAGCGTTTGATGTCAGAGGCAAATGCGTCGTGAAAGTCACAGGACTCCGCAGCTTTTACGATGCGGTCGAAGTCATACATACCACAAGACCTCCTTACTGGCACATGGCCTTGAGGTCGCCCTCACTCAGAACGGGCACGCCCAGCGAATTTGCCTTATCCAGCTTGGAACCGGCAGCTTCACCGGCAACGAGATAGCTCGTCTTCTTGGAGACACTTCCGGAGACTTTGCCGCCATGCGCTTCGATATAAGTCTTGGCTTCATCGCGGCTCATGGAAGGCAGTGTACCGGTAATAACGAATGTCTTGCCAGCGAGCGGCGCAGACTCATCATTGACACCTGCCGGAGCATGGTAGTCAAGATTGACACCGGCATCATGCAAGGTATTGACTTCCTGCGTAAATTCAGCGCTGGAAAGCATCGCATCGAGCGCAGCATAGATAGCGTCAGAGAAACCGGGAATGTTGCACTCCTTGATGGTATCTACATTGAGCGTGGACAGTGTCAGAAGGTTGCCATTCGTAGCCTTGCACTGAGTAAACAGCGCACGAGCAACATGACCGCCGATGAGACGGTAGCCAAGGCCCTTGAGGACGCGGTCGGCATTCTGCTCCTTGGACTTTTCGATTGCAGCAAGAACCTTCTTGGCAATCTTCGCGCCATACATGTTGGTCAGTTCACCTTCCTCCTCATAGAGCCAGTACAGGTCAACGGGGTTCTCAATGAACCGGCTGTCAACCAAGTCCTGAATCATCTGAGGACCAAGTCCCTTGATGTCCATGCAGGGTTTCGAGGCAAAGTGAATGACACGATTCACGGTCTTTGCCGGGCAAGCGTCATTGGTGCAGTAGAGGTCCACAGAACCGTTGACCGGTGCGATAGGCGCACCGCAAACGGGGCAGACCTGCTTCGCCGTGTCATAAGGCACAGCGTCTGTCGGGCGCTTTTCCAGCTCTACCATCGTGATTTTCGGGATGATGTCACCGGATTTGTGCAGGACAATCGTGTCACCGATACGGATATCCAAAGTCTTGATGAAGTTGGCGTTGTTGAGCGTTGCACGCTCCACACGAGTACCAGCAAGCTGGATAGGGTCAAAGACAGCAACAGGAGTGACGCGGCCGGTACGACCCGTCTGCAGCTGGATGTTGCGCAAGACAGTTCCCTTTTCCTCTGCGGGATACTTGTATGCAATAGCCCATTTCGGGGTTTTGGTGCGCTCGCCCATCTTCTGGCGAATGCTCAGTTCATCGACTTTGATGACTGCGCCGTCAATCGGGTAATCGATATCATAGCGTTTTTCCTCAATGTCGTGAATGGCTGCCAAGATGCTATCAATGTCATTGCAATGAGCGTAATAGGTGGTCTTAAAACCGCAGATGTCACGCAGATAGTTCAGCTGGTCACAATGATACGGGCTGAACTGTGCTGCATCACCATTGTTGACGCTCTGAACATTGAAAACGAACACCTGCAGATTGCGTTCCCGTGCAATAGACGGGTCAGCCTGACGCAGAGAGCCAGCAGCGCAGTTGCGGGGATTCGCAAAGAGCTTCTTCCCTGCTTCCGCCTGCTTTGCATTGGCTGCTTCAAAGTCCTTTTCCGACATATAGCACTCGCCACGGAGTTCGATTTTGCCGATACCCTTGGGCAGCTCGATGCTGCGAGGCAGGCAAGTGAGGGCTGCGACATTGGCGGTCACATCCTCACCGACATGGCCGTCACCGCGCGTCGAAGCCTGGGTCAGATAGGCAAGACCATCGTCAGAACGTTCGTAGACAAGAGACAAGCTCAGACCGTCGATTTTGCGCTCCACAGAGAAGGTCACATCGGAGTATTCAGCTTTCACCGAATCCACAAAGCTGCGGACCTCATCATCGGAAAACACATCAAGCAGAGAAAGCATCGGTACACGGTGTTCAACCGGAATACCGAGAACACGCTTGCCGCCAACAACCTGCGTAGGACTGTCAGCGGTCACGAACTCAGGATGTGCCGCTTCGATATCACGAATCTCGTGCATCACGGAATCGTATTCCTCATCCGTTACAACCGGAGCATCCTGCTCATAGTAGGCGGCACTCCATTCTTTGGCTTTGGTGCAGAGATTATTATAATGTTCCTTGATGGAAGAAATAGACATGTTGTTAGACATAACATTTTACCTCACATATGTATTGTTTTGTTTTTTGTGAACCTCCCCACCTAAGCCTTACGGCTATAGACGGGGCGTGCGCTCTTCATAGTTCATCAAAGGGTAATGGTTTGAGATTCCGTTGTGGCCTGGCTGACATCTTCAATACCATCCACGAAAACTGTTGTTCTGATAAGGATACGGAAAGGAACGCCCTTTTGCCAGGTGGTGTTTGCACGGAGTTCATCCACCAGGCCAATCAGTGCCTGCATCTTGAGCATTTCGATGGTATAGCGAGTCGGAATCATGGTTCGGGTCGTCTCGAGATAAAAATGCCGATTTTTCTCATTGTATCCGAGAGAATCGTTCGTAACATCCATTTTTGCAACAACGGTGTAGTCGCTCTGCGGGACATCGTTGAACGGCGTGAGAGAATCATTGAGAATCTGCATGCGAGCGTCGAACTCTTTGATGATGCGAGCCTTCTCTTTCTCATAAATCTCGTTTGCCTGTCGAACCTGCTCCCGATAGCACTTCACGCACTCTTCTTTCGTGTAGAAGATGTTGACGGAAGTGCCGGAGCAGCAGCGATACCCGGTGTTGTCCAATGGGGCAATGACGGTTGAAGAAATCTTACCCCGATTTACCGGCCGAAAATAGACCGGAGAATAATAGATGGTTTTGCTCGTTTCTTTTGCGTCCGTTACAACAACCGGGGTAGGTTTGATGTTACGAATCGGCTTTTTGGTCGGGTCCGCATTTGCGCGATAATCGCAAATCCAGACCATTTTGCCGAGGACGCTTTCAAGGTTCTCAACATAATCGTACATGCCGAGGTCATTGGTCTGGCGCGTAGGATTCTTTTCTCCAGAGCCCTTAATCATCAGCTTGACGGCATTTTTAACGAGGTATTCATTCAGCTTCATGGTATTTTCCTTTCTTTCAACGAGCGTTTGTGAGTACGGCAACAACCAGCTCCTCGTAGTCTTCGATGGCACAGTAGATGTCAGCGAAACCATAGGCGTGGCCACGGTCGTAGGCTTTTTGCCAAAGAACAGTTGCAGCCTTTTTGGAAATGCTGCGTTTCGTTTCGGCTTTGATGTCTTCCTGAATTTGAAGTTCGATAGCTTCCGAGATGTGTTCGATTTCTGCATTCTGCGCCTTCTTCAGCCGAGAGCATTCCGCATCCCAGGCTTTCTGTCGGCGAACGACCTCTTCCCTGTTCCAGCGCACCGATTTCTCTTCGTCGATGATTTCACCGTCTTTCGGGCGTTTAGAGTTGGGCCTTGTTGGTCTTTTCCAAGCAGTTTCGAGTCGGTTGCCAAGATTTGTCCATACGTTATCCATAGTTAAACTCCTTTTTTGTACGCAAAAAGGCGAACCTCCCGGTGTGGGAAGTCCGCCTAAAAGCGAAGTGTGAATTGTACGAGCACACAGTGTGCTTAGTAGATGGTATCTATCGTACAAGCTAAATTATACGGGTCTCGCACGAAAGCGCAAGATTATTCATCCATTGCTACAGTCACCAAACAGCAAATTATATGCTTTTTCGATTTCAGAATCAGACATGGCCTTCCCTTTTTCTTCAATGCTGCGCAGAATTAGAGTCTTGTCGCTCTCCTCATCCGGCACGAAGCCAAGAATCACATCTAGCTTGTTGCGATTCTCGTCCAGTGCAAGATACTCTTTGATTTCGGACCACTGCGCATCGCGCTGGTTCAGAGCGTCAACGTTCTGGACACAGAACGGGTTCTCACTTTGCGGCATAGAACCAGCAAGGTATTTAGTATCGTCGCAATACATCTTGATAAGCCGGACAATGTAGTTCCTTTCTGCTTTGGTTCTTGAAGTCAGAATATTGTTTGTACTCTGGTACTTGTAGTTATCCCCAACAGCTTCCAACGACTCTGCAATCTGTCGAAAACTCAGCATTTCGTTTGTGGCCTTGTCATGCTGCGACACGGTGGAAGCATAGTATCCTTGTTCCGTTTCGTTTGCCTCTACCACGGCAGCGAGATTCGAGTCAATATGGATGAGCCGTTCACTGTTATCCCCTTGCGCACGAATTGTGTTGTTCACTTTCGCAATCCAACTGTCAGTTTCCGTAGCATCATCGCCCGCATAGAGGTAGGTTACAATATCCGGGTTAGTAGGGTTTGGAAGCTCCGCACAAGCCAAGGTCAGATTTCGCCCGTATTCTTTTGCCTGAAGGTACATGTTCGGATAATCGTCTTGTATCGTCTGAGCGATTGCCTCAACCTCGGCCTCGTCTTTTTCAATGACAAGGCCGACAGTGGCTACCTGCTCTTCAATGTTGAGCTGCTTCAAAATATCCTCAAGGTCGAATACAATAGCTTCTTTGTTGTTTGTATAGAATCGGATTTTCATGGATTTTCCTCCTGGCAACAATAAAAAGGGCAGGCCCTCGGTTGGAAGGTCTGCCCAAAAACAGTTTGAGAATTGCAAAAAGGTCATTGTGCGGCTTTGACAGCTACGTTTATCATTGTGTAGGCAATATCCAGGAGCCGAAACGCAAGAACTCCAAAAGATAATGCTACCAGCAAAAAGCAAAACACAAATTTTTGTTTGTTCTCACCCTGGAAATAGTACATTCCAAAGCAGGACGCGATGAGAACGCAGAGAAACACAACGACCCAAATAATATCAGCCATTGCCCTGATTTTGATTCTGCTGAGTCGGCGGGGTCTTGACTTCAGCAGGAGCATTCGGAGTCTGATACTGAACATTCTGGCTCGGCTCTTTGGGAGTTTCGGGGGCCTGGTACTGAACAGTACTGGGGTTGTTCTGCTGTTCGGCTTTCTTTTCCTCATATTTGGTCTTGAGCTGAGAATAGGAATAGCCATCCTGTGGGATACCGTGATACTCATAATGGCCGAAAGCAAGAATCATGTTGAACACCGGATTCAGAAGGCAAAGACCAATCGTGAAACCAATACCTTCACCGAACGCAACAGCTTTCTTGTAGTTGGTAATAGCACCGATGATGAGGGCAACAACCAGGAACAGATTGCCGAGCAGCGGGATGCCAGACAAAAGGCTCAGCAAGACCGGAATCAGAAACAACCAGCCGTTCCCCCAGTAAATGTTGAATTCGATGTAGTTGCTGTAGAACGGGACGATGGATGCCCAGCCAGGCTGCCCGGCCTTCTCAAAAATTTTCCAATTGGCGACGATTTTGAGCACAAAATACGCTACCACCAGAAGAATCACCGTATAGAGCATACCGCCCAAAAGATTCAATGCGCTGTAAGAATTGTACATTTTATATTCTCCTCTTCCGGCATATGAAGCCGGTTTATTCCTTCGTTTCGTTTTTTAGCTGCCGCTGCCGTTCTGCAAGTTCTTTGCCGCGTCTGACCAGTTCCGCATATTGCTCTTCAGTCAACTTGCGAGGCGGCTTGATTTTGACCCATTTCTTGGGCATATCTGCCTCCATACACCAGTCCTCATCCCGCGTGATTTTAACAGCATCAGGGTATTCTTTGGCAAGCTCTTTTAGCTGTTCCATACGAGCTTTGTTGCAGGTGTAGTAGGATGCTTTCTTCTCCGCGTCATTGAATGTGATGATGGTTTCGCGTTCCCAGGGTCCATCAGATGCCTGCGTGGCCACTTTTTTATCGGGCATGATTTTTCTCACCTCAATCGAATAAAATTGCCGACATAGCAGGGCCTTCGCAGATATACCCGCTCGCCTCGGCCCATTTCGGCGTCATGAGCTTGCCATTTGCTTTCACAAGCACCATCTTCCGAGCAGAGGCATTCAGGAATTCCGCCGGAGCCCAGTTATTTCGCACAACGACGATAGCATTGTCGTCCGCGTTCTCAAGCATATGCTTCAGCTCTTTTACCGTCACCGTGTCACCTCCCGTTCAACACATCATCCAGTGCCTGCAAGAAAACTCTGGATTCCTCATTGATTCCGCCGCGACACAGAACTTTCGCAATATCATCAAATCCTACCAAGTACATATTTTCTTCACCCATGTACCCTTGCGGCCAGGGAACCGCATAGTAGTTGTGCGGAAAAGAACTTGTGTCATAGCCGACCACAATATATTTCTGGTCTGCAACATTTTTCACCGTCAGGATAGTCCCAAGCGGTAACGCGTCTTTCATGGAATGAGTAGTTGCAGGCATGATTCTCTGAATTTTCAAAACAGCACCTCCCTAATTTTTATTTTATGAGACTCGCACATTTGCGCAAGAAAACTAAAAACAAAAAGCGGCCGCTCCAAAAGGAGCGACCGCAAAGATACGAGTCAGATATTATTCATTGAGCTGGGCAAGGATACCCGTGACTTCAGTCATGGGAGGAATTGTTCCTTCACCTTCTTTCTGTAATATAATTTGTTGCGACTTCTAGTAGCCGCATTTTTTTGTAGGACGCGCTATTAGAAACAACAGTACCGTCCAATTTTTTAAGAGCGAAGTATCCAGAAGTTCGTCTGCCTGTGATAAAGCATTCTGAGCCATTATAGGATACTTTGTCCCAAAGACGATAACCCTTTACGGTGTACGGAGCTTGATTAGCCTTGCGTATACCACCTTTTAGGATAGCTGCTTTGTGCAGCTGTCTGTTATGGTGGCGTATAGCCTTCGTGTAGTAGCAAGTATCGCAAGGTATGGCCAATGGGTTCTTGCTAATGCAGCGTGCATCGTTGGTGTGACTTTTAGGAATACTATGCTTCTCACGCAAGTACTTGGTTATGTAGCCATAAGTCCCTTGTACCGGAATCTTCAGCTCTTTAAGCAAGCGTTCCATAAGTGTCTTACGCATAACCCCCATAAAAGCTGCATCTTTGAGAGACCTGCCACGTTTTTTGCCGTCAAGTGTTACTTTTCCAGCGTGTAGAGCTTTATGGCAAGCTGTGCATAGCGTGATAAGGTTGTTTGGCGCATTGCCACCTGTTCTACGGGTCTCGATATGATGCACATGCAGCTTTACAGCTTTTGTTTTTGTTGGATGCGCACCGCAGCATTGGCACGTATAATTGTCACGCTTTAACACATACTGGCGTACATTGTACTCATCGTACATTTCACCAAGCTGATAGTCTGTGCCTACCGGCAGAGGTTTACCTTCCAGCATTGCTTTTAGACGTTGTGTGTCAAACTCTGCTGTTTCTACTCTGACGAACGTAACAGGCAAAATACGACATACTCGCTTGATAAGCGTAATGTGTTCTTGAATCTTGACCTCCACTGATGGCGCTAACCAGCCCTTATGCTTGCTATGCACTCTGTTGTTGAAACGCGGCGCACGGTAACGGGTTTTGCGGTTTCGCCTGCTGCGTCTGAAAGCACGGCGTGCAGAAAGCAAATCAACCACATCATTGCGTGGAGTTGCCTCTTCGCAATAGAGTTCGTACTTTTCAGTGGCAGCAGATATGCCAATATGTTTGCTGCCTGCATCTACGCCCAAAGTAATAGGTTGTTTGTATCCTGTACTTCCATACAGGAGCTTGATTGTAAACGGTGTGCGTTTTACAACACATGCTTTCTTCTGCTTTAACAATAAGCGAGCCTTGCGTGGGGAACATGGCATCAAAGGCTCGCCGTGTTTGTTAAGCACATACACATATTGCATGATACCATGCTCCTTTCTATTTGTGTGACAGCTAATGATAAGCTGTCCTCTCCTCCGAAGAGGAGTTACTTCCGAAGAAGCTAATCCTTCCCCAAAGTTATAAGCGGTTTAATGCAGCCACACCTGTTGTCTTTACCTCAGATTTCTTTGATGTGTTGCCTTAGAGCGTGCAGTTAGGATTAACGCCGCACGGTAACTATCTATTCGCTTATAACGGAGTGCTCGAAGCACTTAGGGTAGTCAACATATCCTTTCGGACATTTCTAAAGCGTAGACTCGCTGATGCAAGCCCGCGACTTTAGTCGTGGGTTATTGACGGGAATCGGCTTTCCTGAAATCAGAAAGTTGATTCTCAGTGGAACACTGCACGAAAGGAATTCCCGTGCGCGGATTCACAAAAACGTCTGTGGTAGCAAACGCATTGCCAAAATCCATAAATTTTGTGCGCAGGGTACACCGTCTATAGTCGCTTGCGACTTAGGCGGCGAGGAATGCGCTGACTAAGAGTATATTTGAGGTACACTCAGTAAATGCAAATACCCTATGTCTCCTTTCTTGAGTTTTTAAGATACTTTATCCCACGCAGAGCGCATGGGGCTTATCGTTTTAATAATTTTCAGCTTTTTAAGGCTTGTGGATTTTTTACCGCTTTTTGATGGCGTTTTGAATTCTACGTTTACAGAACCATTCTTTTTGGTATGAGTGCCATGGACAGTAAGAATTTCCCCGTTGAGAGAAACCAAATCACCGGGATTGAGGGCCACTTTCTTGCGACGTAGCGCACGATAGCCTTTACGAATCCTTTTTCCACGGTATTTGTGCAAATTTTCAGAATCCTTTTTATGGCTGCGGTTGATTCTACCGTTGAAGAGCTCTTTTCCAGTAGCTATTTCTCCTGTACGAATGTCAATGTAGCGAGAATCATAAAACTTTTCAAGGATGCGATTATTACGCCTTACCTTTTCATAATGTTCAAACGTACAGCGGCAGTTTGGATGAAACTCGCCCATTGCATACGCATCGTTGTTATGACTCTTTTCAAGATGAAGGGCAATTCGCTTTTCCTTGGTCATCGCGCCATAAGTGAATGTGACGAACGGCTTTCCAAAAGCAGCGTAAAGTTCATTAACGATTTGCCAGCGTACAGTGTTCATAAATGCTGCACCAGAAAGGTTGGCAAACTTTATATCTTCACCGAATCCATAGAGCTTGCCGCCTTTTTGATGGTTAGCTGGTGTATGGCACTTCTCGCATACTGTTATAAGCTCGCTGAGACTATTGTCATGGCGACCTTTCCAATAAAACATGTGATGCACGTGCAAAATTGCACCTTCACTGGCTTCGCGCCCACAAACTTGGCAGGTGTAGTTATCACGGTAGAATACTGCTTCCCGCAAGGTTGCTAAATTGTAGCGAGGGCCTTTTTGATAATCTGCGCCTTCTGGTGTAGCTTTACCTTCCTCGATTGCTTTTACAAGCATTGTGTCGAAAGAACCAACTTCAACGGTTGCATGCGTAATAGGCACAACTTCGCAATACATTTTAATGACATTGACGTTGAGTTCTTTCTTATGTTTAAGAGAGGGTGCAAGCCAGCCTTTGTCACGTTTGCGGTTGTCAAAGCGCTTTTGGCGGTAACGTAGCCTGTTTCTGCGAGTTCGGCGCATTCTACGGCAAGCATCGTGACAGCTTTTCTCGTCTTGCAATGTATCATATTGAGCAGATACATACTCGTGAGATTGGCTTTTCACACTGATGCCGATGTAGTTGTAACCGACGTCCTCACAGATTTCAATGGGTTGAATATTCGTTTCGCTGTCATACAGTAACTGAATAGTAAATGGATGATGCTTAATGATTTTTGCTTTTCCGTCTTTCAGAAGATGGCGTACCTTGCCAAGACGGATAGTCGGCATCAGGCGTTCACCGTTGTTGCTAAGAACACAAACGCAAGTGCTCATGCAAGGTACTCCTTTCGTAAATAATGAATCGATAA